ATGCTAACGCTGGTACCAATGGTATTGCTACTTACTCCTATGAAAAAACAAATATGAGAGTATTGAAACGCACTGATGAAAATATCATTTAGGTTTTATTAAAATAATACAAAAATTTTTTAGGAGGATATTAAAATGGCTTTACAAAAAACTTTAATCTCTAAAGAAGGATTTGAAACTTCTTACCATAAGGTAAGTGAAGTATCTTTAAGAGAGGCTACTTTAAACTGTGTAGTTAATTCCTATGTATCTAAAGAATATCGTGAGTTAGAGCGTCCTGCAGACCGCCAATTCTTTAGCTTTGAAATTACTATTGAAGAAGAAGAGTCTATGGGCATTCGCCAACTTGCTTATAAGAAAATTAAAGAACTGCCTGAATGGGCAGACGCAGAAGACTGCTAATAAAAAGACCGGTAGAGTAAAATCTACCGGTCTTTTTTGATTTTTTATAAAAAATATTATATAATATTTATGTAATAAAGATAAAGGAGTAAATATTATAAATGTCTTACGATAATTATAATGACAATGGTGCAATGCGCCAGAAAGACTTAGTTCTTGCCCCCAATGAATTTTGTTTCTTGCAGAGCAAGACTAATGGTGTCATCAAGACACATACCGGCCCAATTATGATGACCATTTCTCAGCAGGAGGCTTTGGTAGTTTTTGATACCAAAACTAAACAGTTTAAGGAAGTCTCCAATTTTGACCAGGCGAAGCAGCTTTTTGTATCTGCTCCTGAAAACTGGTATATTATCCTAAAAAATCCTACTGAAAATGGTGTCTATCCAGAAGCAGGTAAGGCTGTCATTGGTCCCGACCTCAAAGTTGGTGAAAAGGTAAATATTCGCGGCCCCGTTTCTTTCTCTCTGTTCCCCGGTCAGATGGCTAAGGTAATTCGCGGTCATGCGCTGCGTACTAACCAGTATTTGCTGGCTCGTGTATATGAAGCAGAATCTGCCTCCAATAGCACAGGTGAGATGCTTGATGCCGAGGGTAAGAAAATTGAAACCAAGAATACCTATGTAAATGGTCAGATTCTGGTGATTAAGGGTACTGAAGTTTCTTTCTATATTCCCCCTACTGGCATTGAAGTTATCCCTGTAAATAACAATCCTCGTGAGGGTTATGTGCGTGAGGCCGTTACACTGGAGCGTCTTGAGTATTGTATTTTGAAAGACGAAGATGGTAATAAGCGTTATGTCCACGGCCCCGAAGTGGTGTTTCCTAAGGCAACAGAAACCTTTGTTACTAGCCCTAATGATGGCTATATTTTTCGCGCTATTGAGCTTTCCCCTATCTCCGGTATTTATGCTAAGGTAATTGCTGAATATAAGGATGAAACTGGTAAAGTTCATCCGGTTGGTGAGGAACTGTTCATTACTGGTAAAGACCAGATGATTTATTATCCTCGTCCCGAGCATGCTATTATCTCTTATGATAATAAGATTATGCATCATGCTATTGCGATTCCCGAGGGTGAAGGCCGCTATGTAATGAATCGCCTGACTGGCGTTATTAAGACCGTAAAGGGTCCCGCAATGTATCTACCCGACCCCCGTACCGAAGTTGTTGTAAAGCGTAAGCTTACCGCTCGTCAATGCGAACTGTGGTTCCCCGGCAACACCGAAGCCTTGAATTATAATCAGTCTTTGAATGAAAAGGCTGTTGAAAAGTCCTTGAAGGCTTTTAATCTGGACGACTTTGCTTTTGCTTGCTCTTATTCCGATACTGCCACTATGGCAAATCTGGAAGCTAAGGCGAACATCTCCCGCGGTACTTCTTACACTAAGCCTCGTACTATCACTCTTGATAATAAGTATGATGGCGTTGTAAGCATGGATATTTGAACTGGATATGCGGTCAATATCGTTTCCAAGAACGGTAATCGTAAGGTTATCTGTGGCCCTCAGACTATCTTGCTGGATTATGACCAGACTCTTGAGGTTCTTCATATGAGCACTGGTAAGCCTAAGACCACTGACCACCTCATCAGTACAGTTTATCTGCGCCACGAAAATAATAAAGTGTCTGATATTATTAAGGTCGAAACTAAGGACCATGTAAAGGCCGAAGTTAAAGTTTCTTACTGTGTTAATTTTGACCCCGAGGCCGCTGATAAGTGGTTCTGTATTGATAACTATGTCAAGTATCTTTGCGACCACGAACGCGCTCTTATTAAGAGAGCTGCTAAGAACTATACTATTGAAGAATTCTATCAGGATTATGCCGACATCGTTCATTCTGTTGCTACTGGCGGCGAGGAGGGCGTATTGAAGTTCTCTGAGAATGGCATGTATGTCAGTGATTGTGAAGTTTTGAGTCTTGCTGTTCAAGATGATATTGCTCGCTTGCTAACCTCTCATCAGTATGATATGGTTCAGAAGGCTCTGGACTTGAGTGATGCTGAACGTCGCGTAGAATTAGTAACCGCCCTTGCTACTGCCGAACAGGCCGAGCAAGAGCTAAAGAGCCAGCAGCTTTTGAATAAGATGGCGCTTCAGCGCACCGAGGCATTGAAGAAGCAGGAAATTCAGGCTGAAGTCAATCGTAAGAGAGAAGCTGAAGACCAGGCTGCTAAGCAGGCTGAACTGGATATGCAGGTTATTGTGAATGCTATCGCTGATGCTGATAACGCTCGTAGAAATGCGGCTCATACCGCAGAAATGGAGCGTCAGGCTGCTGAAAATGCTAAGGCTGAGGAACACGCTCGCCAGATGGCTGAAATTGAAAAGACTAAGAATGAATCTTATGCGGCTACGGTCGCTAAGATTATGGAAAGCATTGCTCCCGACCTGGTAGCTGCACTGGGCGCTCAGTCTAATGCCGATATCGTAAGTGCTCTGAGCCGTGCGGTTGGCCCTTATTCCATTGCACAGGGCGATGAATCTATTGCCGATGTAACCAGTAAGCTTCTAAGAGGTACTGGCTTCGAAGATATCGTAAAGCACTTCGGCAATCAGTAATATATAATTCTTTGAGAGGGCGGGCAACCGCCCTCTTTTTGATTTTTATATAATTTTATGATATAATAAAAATAAAAAAGGAAATGATAAAAATGCGTCTTTGGCCATTTTTAGATAAGCCATTGTCTCATAATTTTATATATAAATGAGAATAATATAAAAGGAGACTTATACTATGCCTGGAAAAAGAATTAAATGGACCGAAGATAAAATTGATTTTATTATTGAAAAATATACCAATTAGGAAATGAATACCTATGAACTGGGTAAGCACTTTGGATGTTCAAATGACACAATTTGTAGACGTTTAAAAGAACGAGGTATTCAACCACGTAAATTTCATGAAGATTTAAGTGGACAAACAATTGGTAAATTAACCGTAATTCAAAAATCAGAAAAATCCGGTCGACGTTTATACTGGGATTGCCGATGCAGTTGCGGCAAAGAAACTACCGTAAAAGGAGACCATCTTCGACAAAGAAACCAATTATCTTGTGGATGTCTTTCTTCTAAAGGGGAAGAAGAAATCGCACAAATATTATAGAATAGCGGTATTCAATTTATAACTCAATATAAATTTACTGATTTTGTATCAGAATATAATAATATACCTTATCGTTTTGATTTTGCTATTTTTGAAAATCAAAAACTTATGTATCTAATAGAATTTGATGGTGAATATCATTTTCATTATTAGTCTTCCTCAAAATGGAATACAGAAGAACATTTTTTACATAGACAAGAATTAGATATTAAAAAAAATGAATACTGTAAAATGCACAATATTCCACTAATACGCATTCCATACACAATACGCGATAATATTACAATAAATGATTTAAAAATAGAAACATCTACATATTTAATTTAGTAAGGAGTTGTTTATCATTAGAATCTGGCATCAATCTCTTATTCCCCATCTACCTCGGCAACAATTACTCGGTCAGCATCGAGAATGTTGTGCCTTGCGCGGCGCCGGTTGGGGCCGTAAACACGCCACAGTGGATTATGTATTTACTCACGCTCCTGAATATTTAGTTGCTTATCATCGACTAATTATGGAAGAAATGGAAAATAGAGGCTATCATCCAGACCCTATTTGGTATAATATATATTGGCGAGGCAGTAAGCTTCAAGAACAACGTAAATGGTGTCATTACAGTGAATGTCTTCGCCTATGGGAACTCGCGACCGTAGAAGGTTTTATGATTTTCCCAGAGCACAATGATGAATATCTTCAAGAGTGTTTAGACAATCTTGCCGATAAAGGAATTATAATTGAAAAGGAGAATTTATAATGCCAAGTTTTATGAAACCTAAATATACCAAAGACCAAAATTCTGAGTTGCGTGTAAGGGCACTTGGCGTTTTGGCCGATTCCCCGAACGCTATGACCATTCCCGAGATTTGCGCTGAAGATATGTGTTTAATTGGACAAACGCCGCAAAAAATGGCGCGAGTACTTAATGAACTTGTTGAGGCGGGTTTTGTAATGAAAACCAATAGCAAAAGTAAAGGTAGAATGGTTTATGCGGCGGTCTGCCAGCTCGAAGACCAAGGCTATGATATCGAAAAGGTGGTTTGTTAAATGGAAAAATATCCTTGCAATTATTGTGGCGAGTGCTCCGTTTGGTTAGCCGCCTTTGAAGAAGGAACTGGACTTGATGCTTTAGAAACGATAAAAGCGCAATGCCGCAAAATGAAATGCGCCCTTGTTGGAAAAGAAGTATTGCCCAAAGATTCTCCTTATGCTTATTGGCTCCATCGTGGACGCTATAATGACTATATTTGGTGCGAATGTAGCAATTGTGGCTTTTGGGTAGAACATTATAAAGCTGTTATTACTCAAGGTTGTGATACTAATTTTGTTGATGTAAAATATAAATTTTGCCCTATTTGTGGCAAAGAAATGAGAGTATAAATATGGAAGATATCTGTATGTATTGTTCCTCTTGGTATACAAGCCGTGGATTTATGGAAGATTATGGTGAAGGTGTAGGTAAATGCGTAGAAACCGGTGATATTACTTTTTGCTCCCATCTCTGCATTTTCTGCGACCACAAATGTGACCCTAAGGAGGATAAGTGATTATGGATAAAGTATATCGTTTTTATGCTTATAATAATTTCTGGTGGCCCGATAAATATTTATGGTGGCAATCAGATTGCGATGCTTATTTAATGATGAGTGCTGCTAATTTTATCGACACTCTCTTAGAGGCCTTAGGCCCAAGTATCTTTGGCCCTCGCGCTGAAACACGACCTATTATTAAATCTGAAACTATTCATGTGGACTTGGATAGATTATTAAAAACAAATTCAACCTTAGCTTACAAAACTATTCGTATGATTCAAGATTTTGATGATATTTCTTTAAGTCCAGATACCATTGAGAAATGGTTGGCTGAAATAGAGGCATGGGTATGCGGAAAGGTGATAAATAATGAGAATAATTAAATATCCAGAGCCAGAAGAAGAGACAATAACCACTTGTTCAAGGTGCGGCGCCGAATTGGCATATACAGGTAGTGATTGTCATTGGAAATACGGAATTGTTAGCGATTTGAAATATATTATATGTCCCATATGTAAAACAGAGCTTATTATAGAGTCTATACCATATCCCGGAGTATTAACGGCCATCGGCAAACCTGGTAAAGAATTTAGATTATCCAGCTCTTGGGCAGAAGAAGCAAATCCGTAATCCAGTTTTTTCAATATATAAAAAGGAGAGATTTCCGTGCCCTCAACTTATGATATGGGAAATAATACACGCCTTATTCGATGTTAGAATTGTCGTAATCAAATATTATATAATGTCAAAGATATAGAAGTAGAAGAATATTACGACCATCGTCAATCTTATATTATAAATGTAGTATATTGTCCACACTGTCATAGACGAATTGTAGTATTACCTTTCTAAAAGGGAACAGTAAAGTAATTTACTGTTCCCTTTTTTGATTTTTATAAAAAAATATAATATAATATATATGTAAATAAATGAAAAAGGAATGATAAAAATGTCTTATTGTGGATATGTTACCACACTAAAAAATGTGCGTCCTCATCCTAATGCCGACCGTATGAAGTTAGCTGATTGCTTCGGTAATACTGTCTGCGTAGGACTTGATGCTGCCGAAGGTGAAATCGGTGTATATTTCCCTGTAGATGGCCAGTTATCCGTAGAATTCTGCCAAGTTCATGACCTTGTGCGTCGTAAAGATGAAAATGGTAATCCTGCTGGCGGTTATCTTGACCCAGAAAAGCGTAATATCAAGGCCGTAAAACTTCGTGGAGAAAAATCTGATGGTTTGTTTATGCCCTTCTCTTGCCTTGCTTACACCGGAGTGAATCTCGACGACATTGATGTTGGTGATACTATCACCACTGTAAACGGCCATGAGATTTGCCAAAAATATATTCCCAAATCCAACGCTAAGAATCATCAAGGAAATGGTAATAGAACTCGTAAGCGCAAAGACCCTATTGCTCCTCTGTTCCAAGAGCATGCAGATACTGAGCAGCTTGCTTATAATCTATCCGCATTTAAACCTGGTGATGAAATTGAAATCACTTTGAAGATGCACGGTACTTCTCAGCGTACTGCTAACTTGCCCGTACTGTCTGGATACAAGAGAACTTTCTGGGATAAGCTAACTCGTAAACCTGGTACTCCCATTTACAATTGGGGTGGGGTATCCGGCACTCGTCGTGTAGTACTTGACACCTATGATGGCGGTTTCTATGGCTCTAATGAGTTCCGTGAGCAGCACTCTAAGGCCTTTGAGGGTAAGTTGTGGAAGGGTGAAACTGTTTACTACGAAGTAGTTGGATTTACTCATACTGGCACTCCTATCATGGCATCTGCGTCCAATAGCAAGGTAAGTGATAAAGAGTTTACTAAGAAATATGGTAAGGAAACTGTATTCTCTTATGGATGCTCTGCGAATGCCACTGTATTTATGGATGGTGAAGCTTTTAATACGAGCAATTGTGTAAATGCACCTAAACAGTCTGACATTTATGTATATCGTATGACTATGACCAATGAAGATGGTGAAGTTGTAGAATATACCCCCGACTTCATGCGTTATCGTTGTGAATTGATGGGCGTCAAAACTGTTCCCGTTTTCTATCGCGGCTTTATTGAAGCTGTTGAGGGCGAAGATGGAGAGGTTGAATATCGTTTAGTAGGTAAAAATGCTGCCGATATGTATGGCCATGATAGTGCCGGAAGTTTGGTTCAGACTATGGCCGAATGCTTCTACGATGGTCCTGACCCCATTGGTAAGACCCATGTGCGCGAAGGCGTTGTTGTAAGAATTGTAAACCGTCCTAAATTTACTGCATATAAACATAAAAACTTTTACTTCAAGGTGCTTGAAGGCATCGCTAAAGATACGGCTGATGCACCTGATATGGAAGAAGCACAAGAGGTAAGCGAATAAGAGGGCTTCGGCCCTCTTTGGTTATAAAGGAGTGAATATAAATTGACATTAGAATATATTTTATCTGAAAAAACAAAAGCAATGAAATCTGGCGACAAAACTCGTGTAAAAGTATTAAATGATATTATTGGCTTAGTCCAGAAGGAACAAACAAAAGGAAAAACAAAAATTGAAGCTACTGAAGATATGGTTGCGGCTTGCGCCACAAAAGCGCAAAAGACTCTTGAAGAAATGGTTGCTACTTGTCCAAATACTGCCGAATATACCGAACGGTTGGCAGACTATACTGCTCAGCTAGCTATTGCTACTGAGTATGCACCAAAACTAATTACAGACCCTGAAGAAATTGCGCATATGGTAGTAGATGCTGTAAATGGCACGATTGAAATGACTATTCGCAACAAGGGTCAAATTATGCGTGTAGTTATGCCAGCGCTCAAGGGTAAAACTGATATGGCTATCGTCAATAAAGTTATTGGAGAGATGCTAAAATGAGCAAAGAATATATAGAAATTGAACGAGAAAAATTTATTGAAATTTTTAGAAACCATTTATATTTTATTTCTATTCAAGATAGCGATAAATATAAAAATGATAAAAATTTCAAAAGAACAATTGGAGAAATTTGCTGCGACGCCTTAGATAAATGGGTAGAGTGTCATCCTGAAGCTTCTAAAAATATTTATACTGGACGCCATTGGGCTGAATACATTATAGAGCAAATACCTTTATGTACTGGAGATATGCTAAAATGAAATATTATAAAATTAGCGAATCATATCTAAAAGACCTACTTACAATGGCCCATACATATTAGGCTCTTGAGTCTTGGGGCGTCGATAATTGGATTGGTTGGGGCGAAGCCCAGCGTGAATATATTAAAGATTGTTCAGTAATTGACGAAACTCATTATGAAGCAATTGAAGATATAGTAGATGCTGATATTGCCACAATGGAGGTAATTCAATGAAATTATCTAAGATTTCTTTTTGGGTCTTGTCTCTTACTTGGGGACTAATTATGACTTTGATAGGGCTAACTACAACTTTATTCTTGATATGCTGTGGGTATAGGCCTAAGCGCAATATTTATGGTTGGTATACTGAAATTGACGGAAACTTCGGAGGGGCTGACCTTGGTCCATTCTGCATAGTAAACACAAATCCAAGTCGTCGTTTATTGAATCATGAATTTGGTCATGCAATTCAAAATTGTTATCTTGGTCCACTATTTCCCTTTATAGTAGCTATCCCTTCTGCCACTCGTTATTGGTATCGTGAAATTGTAGTTCGCACCGGTCGTAAAAAGGCCGCAGAATTACCATCTTATGATGCTATTTGGTTCGAAGGCGGAGCTACCAGGATTGGAAATGAATATTATAATTATATAAAGGAGTAAGAAAATGTTAGAAGGAGTAAATGTTTTATATTCCTATACACAGACCACCGGCTTATGGAGTGTATGGGGTGCTTGGATTGCTTTTATTCTATTTGCAGTTGCAAGCGTATACGCTTGGTTCTTAGTAACCCGCCGCAAAACTAAAAGTCATTTAGTAGTTGCTTTATTATGCACTATCTTATGTTTTGGTTTGATGTTTGTTGCCTTTGGTACAACAACAGAGACAGAAGTGCTACATAAAGTAACAATTGAAGATACTGTGTCATATGTAGAATTTACTTATTATTATGAAGTTGTAAATATAGAGGGTGAAATTTATACTATTAGAGAAATTACTCATGAAGTTCCAGAAACAATTCCGCCCGCACCAACTGAAACAACTTCACCTATTGACCCTACTTGGAATACAAGTGCAGTTGGATAATAAAAGCCTCCTTTATAGGAGGCTTTTTTGATTTTTATAAAAAATTATTATATAATATATATATAAAGTGAAAGAAAGAGTTGATAATTTATGAGTGTTTATGCGGTTACCGACCTTCACGGGTGTTGGACGTAATGGAACTCTATAAGAAATTTTCTCAAAGAAGACGATAAACTATTTGTTTTAGGCGACTGTATTGACCGTGGAGACAGTGGTTTAGCAATTCTCCAAGAGGCACTAGATGACCCAAGATGTGTGGTTTTGTGCGGAAACCATGAAGATATGATGGCAGATGCGCTTGATGAAGAAGTTCGTTATGGGTATTCTGACTATTGGATTTGGCGCTGGTTTCAGAATGGCGGTCGTACTACTTATGACCAATGGCAAGAGGCTGGCATGGATTTTAGTTGGATTGGTAAAATCAAAGGATTACCACTTTTTGCTGAATATACAAATACCCAAGGCGACCATATTCTTATGACACACAGCGGTAGAGTTCCAAGAAAAGGATATGAGAATTCGCCACAGTCCCGTAGATTATTATTATGGGATAGAGACCATCTGAGAGAAAGAAAGTGGCATCGTGAAGAAAATGAATTTATTGTTCATGGGCATACTCCAATTCTAATCATGCCTCAACTTGAAAGTAAAAATAGTAAAATCGAACCAGGAGCATTTCACTATTGTGATGGACATAAAATCAATATTGATAATGCTGTTTATCATACTGGTAATATTTGTTTATTAGATTTAGATACTTTTGATGAACATATTTTTGGAGTTGATTAATTATGGCTAAATATGAAACGCATGATTTTTATTGTTTGCGCTGTGGACGTGCTGGTGTTCCAGTAATGCGTAAACTTGGTAAACAGCATGGAGAATTTCACAGAAAAAAATTATGGTGTCCTTACTGTAAGATGGAACTCAATCATATGGAAATTAGAAACCAACAGGAAAAAGAGATTTTTATGGAGGGATTCAATAATGGAGAATACAAAGAAGAAGCAAACGAAAGTGTTTGTCATGTGCGGGCCTGCTGGTTCGGGTAAATCCACTTGGCTTATCAAACAGATGAAGCCCAAAACCGATATTTGTATTTCTCGTGATAATATCCGATTTGGTTTATTGAAAGAGGGAGAAGATTATTTCGCTCATGAAAATGATGTCAAAGAAATCTTTTATAATTCAATTGCCAACAATACCTCTGCCTCTTATTGGGAAAATATTTATATTGATGCCACTCATTTGAATCCAAAAGCAAGAAGAGCTACAATGTGGAACATTAGTAAGTATTGCTCTGTGGTGGCAGTTAGTTTCGAAGTGCCAGCTAAAGTGGCAATTGAACGCAATAAAAAGCGTTCTGGATTGGCTCGAGTTCCCGATAATGTAATCTGGAATATGAAAAGCCGCTATAAAATTCCTTCTCTAGATGAAGGATTTGATGAAATTTGGCATATTGACGCTGAAGGTGTAATTAGAAAGGAGGTAAAAGAATGAGTAAAATTTTTGTAAGTTCTGATTATCATTTCAATCATGATAGAGAATTTATTTGGAAAGCCCGTGGATTCAATTCTGTTGATGAAATGAATGAAGCTATTATTACTAACCATAACTCGGTAGTTGGACCGGAAGATGATGTTTATATTCTTGGCGATATTTGCCTGGGTGGCGGAGTGCCCGGTATTACCGCCAAAAATCAAGCTCTTATTGAACGACTAAATGGTCGTATTCATATCATTCTTGGTAATCATGATACTCCTACCCGTCAAGAAATGTATGCCCTGTGCAAAAATGTATATAGTATCAAATATGCTGATATGTTTTGTTATCATGGTTATCATTTTTATCTATCTCATTTTCCTACTATCACTTCCAATTTGGAAAAAGAAACACTAAAGCAATGTACTATTTGTTTGTTCGGACATACCCATCAAAATAATAACTTCTTTATGGATATGCCTTTTATGTATCACGTCGGAGTAGATTCTCACAATTGCATTCCCGTCCTTTTAGATGATGCCATTGAAGATATGAAAACAAAGGTAAAAGAGTGCTTAAATACTATTTAGCCTTTTATTGTATCCTTTCCACAAAAGCATTTGGGATGCGAAAAATGCGTATATGAATATAAATGTTATGACGCTCAATTTAATAGGCGTTGTAATAATTATAAAAAAGACCCACCTGATGGAGGATATTATGGATAAAGGAGTGAAAAACAATGAGTCATGCAATTAGGTATATTGATTATCATTGTTCTGTAAGCGAACACGCAATTCTTAAAGACATTGGAAGATTTGCTTATGACCCACAAGAAACTTCTGGTTATCATGGTAATATGAAGTTCCACAGAGAACCTGTATATAAGAACCGTGATGAAGCTGAAGCCGCAATTGAAAAGCTAGATAACGGCTGGTATGATGACCACGCTGTTATGTATCGAGAAGGCAGAAAGAAATTCTGGCTCGTGAAAGTGGAGTGGCATTGCTAATGGATGAAGTTTAGAAAAAAGTTGATGAATTGGCAGTTATTGCCAATGAACTATGGGCAAGAGAATTTTCAAATAATTGTCCTACTACAAGTCTTCGTGGTATAAGTTGGGATGAACTTTGTAATAAAGTTATTATTTTAGCTTTATCAATCAAAGCTTTTCAAGCTTCTGAAATGGATATTGAAATTAGAACTGATGATGAACACTATGGATATTATGATAATATTAATAGTGCTATATCAGACCTAATTCATATAGAAAAACTTTACAATTAAATATAACAAAGCGAGGAAAATAAATGAGTAGAAAAGAAAAGAAAATTATTTCTTATGCTATTACATTAGGAATATTCTTTATTCCTATATTTATCATTTTATTCTTTCCTGCTTTTGGTATTATCTTAACCCTAGGCGGTATTCTTGTATGGCGTTGTTGGGATAAAATTACCGATATTGCCAAAAGAATACATAAATTAATTTATAAAACAGAAATGTATTAATAAAAAGGAGAAAATAAAATGCCCCAATTTTTGATGCCCGTTTTAACAACTGGCGGTATCGTAATCGCCGCAATCATCCTGTGCGTTATCCTCTTCAAGTCCTTTTGGAAAGTTGCTGGAACCAATGAAGTCCTTATTGTTTCTGGCCTTGGCAGGGTAAAAACTAAGACCGGTGGCGGTATCTTTGTTCTTCCCATTGTTCAAAAGACACAACGAATGACCCTGGAAAACATTCAGGTTGACTTTACTTCCCGTAACGAAATTCCCACAAAAGACGCCATTCATGTTCTAGTCGATGCGGTTGCCAATATGGCTATCTCTACTGACCCTGAACGCCAGAAAGTTGCGGCAAGTAAGTTCGCTGGATATTCTATTCAGCAAATTCGTGATATTGTTATTCCTGTTCTGGAAGGTAATATTCGTGAAATTATTTCTCAAACCCAGTTCGAAGACCTTATTCGTGGAGATAAGAAAGCTTTCTCTGAACTGGTTATGGAAAATGTTACTCCCAACCTAGCAGACCTTGGTATTGACCTAACCACCTTCAATATTCAGAACTTCTCTGATAAGAATGGTGTTATTCAGGACCTTGGTATTGAAAACATCGAAAAAATTAAGAAAGAGGCCCAGATTGCGGCCGCAACTGCAAAGTCTGAAGTTGCTATCGCACAGGCTAATGCCAATAAACTTGCTAATGAGGCCGAGGTAGCTGCCGCTACTGAAATTGCACAAAAGCAAACCGAATATGCTATTCGCAAAGCTGAGCTCCAGGAGCAGGCGGATACAGCTCAAGCCAAAGCTGATGCCGCTAAGGCCATCGAGGCAGAAAATCAGCGTAAAGCTCGTGAAATCGCTGAGGCAAACGCAAACCTGGCTCGTCAGGAAAAGGCTATTGAACTACAGGAGCGCGAAGTTGCTATCCAAGAGCGTAAGCTAGAAGCAGAAGTAAAGAAGACTGCTGAGGCCAAGAAATACGCGGAGGCCCAAGCTGCTGATGCTAAGGCTTACGCCGCACAGAAGGCTGCGGAAGCTGAGCTGTACGAGCGTGAGCGTCAAGCTGAGGCTGCTCGTATTGAGGCTGAGAAGAAGGCTGCGGCAGACCTTGCTTTGGCTACCGCACAGGCAGAGTCCCAAAAGAAGTTGGCTGAGGCTATCGAGGCCGAAGGTAAGGCTCGTGCGGCCGCTGCTGAAGCGGAAGGTTTGGCCCGTGCAAAGGCTATTCAGGCTGAAGCCGAGGCTGAAGCAAAGGGTATGCTGGAGAAGGCTGAAGCTCTGAAGCAGTACGGCGACGCTGCCCGTCAGCAGATGGAACTGGAAGCCACCAAGGTCCTATACGAGCAACTGCCTAAGATTGCCGAAGCAATCGGTAAGGGTTATAATGGCGCTAACATCCACTTGATTGGTAACGATTCCGGTCAGCTGGCTGGCAACATGATGGGCAATATTACCCAAATCATTGAAGCCTTCAAGGGCTCTACTGGTATTGACCCTACTGCTGTTATTAGCGGTATGTTAGGCGCAAAAATCTCTGAAAACCAGTAAATAAAGAACTAAATATCTAGCCTCGCGGGAGTTTCCTGCGAGGCTATTAGTCGTTGTGTTGATTACCCTGAACGGTCGTAGTTCCAAATTCCGCCCGCTATAGGAATTTTTGTAGGAAAAAGCTCGAGTTTGCTTTTTCCTATTTTTTTTGATATAATGACTCTATAAATAAACTCAAGGAGGAAAATTTAATGATAAAATCAGTTAGAAGTGAATACGATGAAGAATCAAGAATCACATATTGCTATATAAATGATGAAAAAGGTCGTATGTATGTTGGAATTGCTATATGCCACGAAGATGATATTGATATGCTAAGTTGGCGCACTGGTGATGAAATCGCCTATAGACGTGCTAGAATGGATTATTTACGTGGGCGACGTGATTCCGAGCTAAAACCTCGTTTAGCCGCTCTAAAACAACTTTATTATTCTATGAAACATAGTTCAAAATTCAATCCAAATTCTTATGAAAATTGTATGTTATAGAGACAGATTCGTCTTTTGGAATTTGACTTAGCTACAATAAAAGAGGAATTAGCTAATTCACAGAAATATTTGAAAGATTATATAAACGGAAAAGATAAAGTCTATAAACGCATTAGAGAACGCAATCAAGGACAAGAGTAATTAAGAAAGGGCTTAGAATTTTTATATATTATGTAAAGAATTCTAAGGAGTGATTTCTGTTGGAACAATTTATTTTAGGCATGCTTATGGTTCAAACTTTTTTCCCTTTGGTTGATGGCATTACATCAGTTATATTATCTGGACTTGAAGCTATAAAAGGTTATTTCGGCATGAAAATTGCTGAATATAATCATAGAATACGAGAACTAAGTTCAGAAGAACCAGATGTTAAAAATTCAATAGGTTTTTCATATAATAACCAGGAGGAAGAAGAGGATGAATAGGTATAAATTTTATGATACAAGCAGTTTATTATTACTTTCCGATGAAGAGTTGAAAGAAGAATTTATAATTTCTTCTATCACTCTAGCTGAATTAGAAAGTATAAAAACTTCTCACTCAAAAGATTACGAAACCAAGGCGGCCGCTAGAAATGTATTACACCAATTATTTGAAAATCAAGGTAAATATAAGGTGGTTATTTATCAACCTGCCTTTTTAAATTTATTAGATGGATATGAATTTGAAATCAATAATGATATTCGTATTTTGGCATCTGCGCTTTGGGCAGACCAAAATATTGCGCCAGATGATATTACTTTTATAACTAATGATTTAGCTTTAAGTAATATTGCTAATTTATTTTTTGGAAATGATAGTATCGATTATATAACTACAAAAGAAGACAATTATAGTGGTTATAAAGAAATACGTATGAATCAAAATGAAATGGTAGCTTTTTATATGGAGCCCAATGATAATTGTTTTAATTTGCTGCCAAATGAATATCTTATTATTTATGAATCTGAAACTGGTAACATAGTAGATAGACTTTGTTGGACAGGAACTGAATATCGTCATTTAAATTATAATAATTTTAAATCAAAATGGTTTGGCGACGTTCGTCCAATGTCTGGGGATACATATCAAATGATGGCGGCTGATAGTCTAATGAATAATTAGATTACCATGTTAAAAGGACCCGCTGGAACTGGTAAAACTTATTTAGCACTTGCTTATTTGCTTCATAAGCTTGACCGTAATAAAATCGATAAAATTATTGTATTTTGTAATACAGTAGCTACAAAAGGTTCGGCTAAGCTTGGATATTTACCCGGCTCTCGTGATGAAAAATTACTTGATTCTCAAATTGGCAATCTACTTTCAAGTAAATTAGGGGATAGAACTGAAGTAGAGCGTATGATAGAAGATGGTAAACTACTGTTGCTGCCAATGTCTGATATTCGAGGATATGATACTAGTGGAATGAAAGCAGGCATTTATATTTCTGAGGCACAAAATATGGATATTTCGCTAATGAAACTTGCTCTTCAACGCATTGGAGAAGATAGTATTTGTATTATTGATGGTGACCCATTAACTCAGGTTGATGATAATAGCTTTGCTGGTAATAATAATGGCATGCGCCGTGCTTCACAAGTATTTCGTGGAAACGATATATATGGTGAAGTAGAATTAAAAACAATTCATAGAAGTAAAATTGCTAATATTGCTCAAAAAATGTGAGTAGAAAATTTTCTACTCACATTTTTTATATAAGGAGGGAAAAAATATGAATGGAATTATAAAAACAAATATAGATTTAGTTAATGCAGCAGTTGAAGTTGCAAAAAATTATAAAACCCTATATGTAAATGGTTGCTTTGGAGCGCCAATGAACGATGGAAATAAACAATATTTTTGTAATAATACATCATATAATAAAAGACCAGAACGCACTCAAATGATTATGAATGCCAGTTCTGACACTTTTGGATTTGATTGTGTTTGTTTTATAAAAGGATTGTTATGGGGTTGGAAAGGTGATATTAATCATCCATAGGGTGGAGCCAAATATCAAAGTAATGGTGTACCTGATATTACCGAATCTGGAATGTTAAATGTATGTACTAATATTAGTAATGATTTTAATAATATAGAAGTTGGAGAATATTTATGGATGCAAGGACATTGTGGCATTTATATAGGAAATGGGCTTGCTGTTGAATGTACTCCCGCTTGGAGTAATAATGTACAAATCACAGCATGTAATAGAAATGTTGCCGGATATAATCGACGCAATTGGACAAAACATGGTAAATTACCATATATCTCATATACTCCAGTAGAACTCAAACCATATACCCAAGAAGATTTTATTAAAGACATATAGAGCATTCTCGGAGTTCCAGTTACTGGAAAATGTGATGATGAGACTCTAAATAAAACTATAACCGTTTCTGAGTTTGTAAATAATAGACATGCTATTGTTGCTCCTATACAAAAATATTTATATAGTTTAGGATATACTTCCGTTGGTAGTGCCGATGGAGAAGCTGGTCCTAAATTCACTCAGGCAGTAAAAGATTATTAGAAATCTTTTGGTGGAGAAGCTGATGGAGAAGTTACTGCTAAAGAAACCACTTGGAAAAAATTATTAAATTATGTTCCAACTCATGTTTGTAATTTTGTACCTAAAATTACAAAACAAGCTAGCTGTACTGAAAAAGGAATTCAAACTTATTCATGTTCATGTGGAAAATCTTATACAAAAGAAATTCCAATGCTTAATCATAATTATAATTAGAAGATTATTGCACCGACCTGTGAAAATGATGGATATACTAATAACACTTGCGTCCGTTGTGGTCATAGTTTTAATAATAATATAATTCAAGCAACTGGACATAATTATATTACAACCACAATAGAACCTACTTATGAAACAGAGGGTTACGATTTACATATTTGTCAAATATGTAACAATAATTATAAAGATAACATAATTAACCCCCTATAGAAAGAAGAACCAGAAATTACACCTGAGCCTCGGCCTATAGTTCCTGAGCCAGTATTAAAAGATAATTGGGAAATAAATGATGAGGCTAAAATTATAGCCGGTGCCCGTTTTGTAACTGGTAAAGAAATTTTATCATGGATTGTAAAAAATAAAGTTTATATTAGAGATTTGAGAGAGCATGATTCAGCTGTTATCTCTACTCAAAAAGTAGGACCTATTACAGGAGCAGTTTATTTAAAAGATTTATTACCCTATAGTGATAAATTATATGATATTAGTATTACCGCAAATCTTCTAAATGTAAGAGAAAATCCGAACACTAATTCAAAAATTATAAATCAAATTAAAAAAGATACAAAACACACAATTATTGAAGAATAGGGCGAATGGGGACATATTGCAAATTCCGGTTGGATTATGCTTCAATATACAAGAAAGGTATGATTTTATGAATAAACAAAATCAAGGTCTTGAATTTTCTAAAATTTTACTTATCCAAGAGTCTATACTAATATGGGTTATGACTATTTATTTTATGTATTTAGCATACTTATGCATAGTTAATCAATATTTTGGTGAACTTCCATGGCTTGCTGCTATGGTCGGATTCCCATGGACTGCATATGGAGTAAGTCAAATGTACTATTATAAAAAATCAATGAAAGAAAATTCTAAAAATGGAATAAAATACGAAGCTGTTATGGCTGATATTACTAAAGGCCACCCAACAGCTGAAGGTTAATTTAAAACCTCCAAACAAGAATAAAAGGCTTGTTTGGAGGTTTTTTCTTTTGACTTTTTTTAAAAAATAATGTATAATATTTATATATAAAATAAAATGAGGTGAAATATGGAAAATTTGATTGTTTAGATAAGTCATTTGCCTGTTTCTTCCGAAGATATTATTATTTTAACCTTTGGCGCAAATTACGGTTTTGATGAATTAAATGAGATAATGAAAAATATCGAATCGCGTTTTCCTCAATATAAATTTGTAGCCAATTTAGAAGGTTTAATAAAAAATATTACCGTATTGAAACATGATGAACCTTTGATAATAACTCTTGATTAAGGAGCACAATGTGATAATTTATACTGACGGAAGCGCACATCCAAACCCCGGACCGGGTGGTTTTGGGGTGATAGTACTTGACAAAGATAAAAATTTTTGTAATAATAATTATAGTTTAGTTGAAGTATATACTAAACAATTTGATAAAACTACTAATAATATATGTGAATTAAAAGCTATATTATATGGTTTTTTAAAATATGGAGTAAATATAAATAATAAGGAGTTTGCTGAAATTCCAGTTGTATATAGTGATTCCGCCTATGCTATAAATACTTTTGAAAATTGGATGTTCTCTTGGGCCAATAATGGTTGGCGCAAGAGTGATAAAAAAATACCAGAAAATTTAGAAATTATTCAAGCCTACTATGATTGGTATCAAAAAGGTTATAGAATTGAACTTCGTAAAGTAAAAGGGCATAGTGGTAATAAATGGAATGAATATGCTGATAAGCTTGCTACTGGAAAATTAACTCCGGAAGAAATTATAGAATTGGAGAAAATAAATGGCTGATAAAAAGAAATTATATACAGAAGATAGTATTGAAAGCTTAAGCCCTCTTGAATTCACTCGATTAAGACCAGGCGTTTATGCTGGTGATACAACCTATTCTACTCAACTACTGATAGAAATTTTATCTAATGCTATTGATGAATTCAATTTAGGACACGGAACAGAAATTAATGTTACTTTAAATAAAGATGTAGTTATCGTAGAAGACCATGGACAAGGTTTTATTGTAAATCATACAAGAGATGATGGAAAAACTATCCTAGAAGCAGCTTTTTCTGTTCTCAATACTTCTGGTAAATACCGTGAAGACGGAGCATACGAAGGAACCTCATTAGGTTCTTTTGGTATTGGTTCAAAAATTACAACTTTCCTATCTCATTATCTAGATGTTATCACATTTAGAGATAAACAATTTGAGAGAATATATTTTAAAGAGGGCGTATTCAATAAACGAGAGGTTGGAAAACTAAATGATGATACAACTGGCACTATTGTCAAATGGCAACCAAGTGAAGAATTCTTTACCCATACCGAAGTTGAAATTGGTAAAGTAAAAGAACTTCTACAGACTATTGTTTGCCTATGCCCCGGTCTAACTATCAAGTTAGACAATAATGGAGAAAAAACTGAATATTTTTCTCAAAATGGTCTCCGTGATTATGTGGACCAAAAGGTAAAGGATAAAGAAATTATTGATAATAGATTTTATTCCAAATTTAAGAATGGAAAAGAATCTATTGATTTTATTCTTACTTATACAACTGCTTATAATGGAACGATTATTCCTTATGTAAATACCGGTCTTACAGAGAAAGGTTCTCATATTACACTTATCAAGGCTCTTATTACGAAAGAATTTAATAAATTTTTCAGAGACCAGAAGTGGTTAAAAGAAAAAGATGAAAATCTAACTGGCGAAGATATCGCAGAAGGTCAGTATATTGTATTTAATATTACCGCTTCTGGAGTCGCTTATGATGCACAGGTAAAAAGCAATATTACTAAAATTGACATGAAGCCTTTTATTAATGGTCTAACTGAGGATTTGCGTGTTTGGTTAGAAACTAATAAAAAGGAAATTAAAGATATTGCGGATAAAGCTATTAACGCTCGGAAAGCTCGTGAAGCAGCCAAGAAAGCAAAAGATGCAGCCCGTAACACATCAACTCAAGGTAAAAGTAAACTGCTTAGCTTACCAACCAAGCTGGTTGACTCTTGGGGTAAAAATCGTTCTGAGTGTGAGTTATTGATATCAGAAGGTGATAGTGCGGCCGGCGGTCTAGTTGGTGCGAGAGACGGTGAGTTCCAGGCGGTATTTCCAGTACGAGGTAAAACTTTGAATTTATATAAGGCAGCAAGTGAAAAAATTTTTGCCAATCAAGAAATTGTAAACATTATCAAAGCCCTTGGCCTTGAGCTAGACCAAAAGACCAAAAAGCTTAATTATGATAAATCGAAATTGCGTTATGGAAAAATTATTTTATGTGCAGATGCTGACCCAGATGGACAAGCAATTAAAAACTTGCTTTTAACTTGTTTCTGGTCTTTGTGTCCAGAACTTGTTATCAACGGTCATATTTATGCTGCTATTCCGCCGCTATTTAGAATCACAACAAAAAAGAATGAATATATTTATTTAAGAGATACCGCGGCCCTGGAAGAGTATAAAAAGACTCATATCGGAGAAAAGTATGTCGTAAATAGAAATAAGGGTTTAGGCGAACAAGACCCTCAAGAACTTGCTGAGTGTTTACTAAATCATAAGACACGAAATGTAGCTCAAATTACTGTAGAAGATGTAGAAAAAGCAAATAACCTATTTGAAGTGTTTATGGGTCCTAACGCGTCTCTAAGAAAAGATTGGATTCTACAACACTCTGAGGAGGCTAATATAGAATGAGTATAGATATTTGTAAAGAATTAAGTCAAAATTTTATTGATTTTGCCTATGAGGCAAATAGCCAAAGAGCTTTTCCCGACGCTAGGGATGGCTTGAAACCAGGCCAGCGTGCTTGTTTATGGGAGATGTTTGTAAAAGGATATGCTTCTAATAAACCCCATGTTAAAAGTGCTAAAATTGCCGGTGGAGTTGTTGGTACTTGGTGGCCACATGGTGATGTAGCTATTTATGATACATTTACTCGTATGTCACAACCTTGGATTAATAATATACCAGAAGTCGATTGGCACGGTAATAATGGCAATATTGTAAGTGGCCCTGAGGGTGCTGCACAGCGATATACCGAGGCAAGATTATCTAAGTCTATTGAAGAGGGAATGTTTCATGCAGTAAAGAAAAATACTGTTCCAATGATTCAGAACTTCTCTGAGGATGACGAATGGCCCGAAGTTTTACCGGCTTTGATGCCTCGTCTATTAGTAAATGGTTCTCAGGGCATTGGTGTCGCAGTAGCTCAAGTGTGGTGTCCATACAACTTGCGTGAAGTAGTAGATGTAATTGATAATTATATTTCTACCGGTACACTAAGTAGTGATACTCTATATCCAGACTTCCCTTCTGGTGGTGTCATTATTAACCAAAAGGATTTGTCAGTAATTCATAAGACTGGTAAGGGTAAAATTATATTACGCGGCAAGGCTGATATTACTGGTAACATAATTAAAATTACTGCTCTTCCATATCAAACTTATGTAGAACCTTTTATTAATAGTATAAAAACATTAGTCGAAAAACAAGAGCTCACTGGTATTAAAGATGTTTATAATAAAACAGATTTAAAAACTGGATTATTGATTGAAATTGACTGTGAAACCAGTCCTTTAACAGTTCTAAATAAACTGTATCAAATGACAGATTTACAAAAAACTTATAATCCAAATCAGACTGCTTTAGTGGGTAAGACTCCTCAATTACTAACACTTAAGCAATATCTTGATATTTATATTAACCATAATATTGAGTGTATAAAAAAAGAGTTTAGCTTTGATTTAGAAAAAGCTCAAATTAAACTAGAAATAGCAGAAGGTTTATTCAAGGCCCTTGAAGATATTGATAATATCATTGCTGTGATTAAAGCTTCTGAAAGCTCTATTAAAGCAAAAGAAGCTTTAATGGTTAAATATAATTTTACAGAACGTCAAGCCAAAGCAATCATTGATATGAAGCTTGGTAAGTTAGCTCACCTTGAAGCCATTGAAATTGAGAAAGAACTAGAGGAACAACAGGCAATCGTTGACCATTGTAATTTTATTTTAGCCACAACTGAGAATCAGCAGCGTGAATTTTTAAACCGATTGAAGGGTTTTGCTCAAAAGTATGGTCATCCTCGTCGCACAGAAGTTCTCCAAATTACAATTGCTAAAGAAGAAAAAGAAATTGAATTTGTTGAGCCTGAAAAGTGCGTTGTAGTGCTAACAGAGGCCGGTACTATCAAGCGCATTCCTACAACCTCCTTCCGCGCCCAAAAGCGTAATGGTAAAGGTATTAAGACCCAAGAGGATATTACAAGTATGGTGCTTCGTACTAATACAATTGACAATCTTATGATTTTTAGTAATAAGGGTCAAATGTATAGGTTGCTTGTAAATGATATTCCTGTTGGTACCAATACGACAAAAGGCGTTCCTGTAAAAGCTCTTGTTTCAATGGAACAAGATGAAGAACCAGCTACTATGTATTCCATTTATAGAGATACAGAAGCAAAATATGTATTATTTGTCACTAAAAAAGGTATAGTAAAGAAAACCACCCTTGAAGAATATACTAACACTAAAAAGAAAAATGGTATTGGAGCTATTGTTCTACGCGAGGGTGATAGTTTAGCTGCTGTTTCCTTGGTAAAAGATGAACCGCTAATTATTGTAAGTAAGCAAGGCTATGTAATTAGATTTGACTCAATGGAAATTGGTTCAACATCTCGTATGACTACTGGCGTTAAAGGAATTAATCTTGGAGCAGATGATGAAGTTGTTGCGGCCTTACCCGTTCGGAATAAAGAAGATGCTTTGGCACTCTTCTCTGAAACTGGTTTAGCAAAGAAAATTCTTCCAAAAGAAGTAGTAGCTCAGAAACGTGGCGGTAAAGGTTTGATTTGTTATAAACCTACCGAGGCGTCCGGTTTGGTCGCTGGTGCAGCTATGGTAAGTGATGAAGATAATATTTTGATTGTAAGTAATAAATCTTCCATTTGTATTGCGGCTACCGATATTCCTGCCCTTGGCAGAGCAAGCATTGGTAATCAAATGATAAAGAATGGAAAAGTTTCTACTATTAGTAAAGTATAAAAATAAGGAGGTTTTATACCTCCTTATTTTGCTATTCTGAAAAAAATTTGATATAATATTTATGAAATAAAAGAAGGTGAAAAAATTATATGACTAATTATGAAATCCTAATCGACGAACTAAATAAAGCAACCGAGGCGTATGACCAAGGAAAACCATATATGTCTGACCACGAATGGGATGCAAGATATTATCATCTTGTTGCTATTGAAAAAGAACAGGGATGGGCTGCGCCCAATAGTCCGACCCAGCAGATTCATTATAAAGTAGTAAATGAGTTGGCCAAGGTACAACATAATCATCCTATGCTATCCCTTGACAAGACTAAAAGTATTGAAGAACTAAATGAATTTTGCGGCAATCGAACTGCCTTCCTATCTTTAAAACTTGATGGTTTAACTTGTTCCCTTTATTATGCGAATGGCCGCCTACAACGAGCAGAAACTCGTGGAAACGGATTAATTGGCGAAGATATTACTCATAATGCTATGGTTATTCCTTCAATTCCTAAAAGAATTGAATATAAGGAAGAGCTTGTCATTGATGGTGAAATTATTTGCCTCGACAAAGATTTTGAGCCATTTTCTGAAGAATATGCCAATTCGCGTAATTTTGCGGCAGGTAGTATTCGTCTTTTAGATTCTAGAGAGTGTGCAAAACGCAATCTTACTTTTGTTGTTTGGGAAATGGTAAAAGGTTATGCGGAAGAACACAGTGCCATTAAGAGGCTTCAGCAATTACAAAAATTGAATTTTCATATTGTTCCTTTTGAAGTAATTGATAGTAATTGGTGGGAAAAATCAATTGAAAATGCTAAATTAGATATCAAGAGGGAAGAAATCAATCAACAACTTATAGATAGTTTAAAACTAATGGCAAAAGTTGGTGGTTATCCAATTGATGGATTGGTTGTTAAATATGATGATATTAATTATGGTGCTTCGCTTGGGGCAACAGCTCATCATAGACGCGATGGTTTGGCTTATAAATTTTTCAATGAATCAGTTGAAACAACTCTTCGAGATATTGAATGGTCTATGGGACGCACCGGTAAGCTTACCCCAGTTGCTATTTTCGATGAAATTGAATTAGAAGGCACGAAAGTAAGTAGGGCCAATCTTCATAATTTATCTATTATGTGGGAAACTTTACAATGTGAACGTAATATAGTGACTTTAACACCCATTACTCCTCAAACTGTATTTGTGTATAAAGCTAATCAAATTATTCCACAAATAGAACGCAGCGAACCAACAGAGTTAGGAATGTATAATTTTATTAAGCTACCTGTTCGTTGTCCTTGTTGCGGCGAGCCCACTATCGCAGTGGTAGAAAATAATATTTCAAATCTTTGGTGTAAAAATTCACTGTGCTCTGGTAAATTAGTCAATAAGCTAGACCATTTCTGCGGTAAAAAAGGCCTTGACATAAAAGGACTTTCTGTTGCTACATTAGAAAAGCTTATTGATTGGGGTTGGGTAAATTGTTTTGCTGATATTTTCAAACTTGAAGAACACGCTATTGAATGGTATGAAAAACCTGGTTTTGGTCAAAAATCAGTAGAAAAACTACTTGACGCCATTAACCAAGCAAAATACAACTCTACTCACGAATCTTTTATTTCTGCTATTGGAATTCCTTTGATTGGAAGAACAATGGTAAAAGAGCTTATGAAAAATGGTTTGGAGTCTTATGACCAATTACGAATTTGGGTGGCTGAAAAACGCGACCTATCTGAAATAAATGGTTTTGGTTATGAAAAAAGCTATTTTATTTTATCTTTTGATTACCAAGAGGCGGATGAGGCAAGAGAGCTAATGTCTCTTATTACTCCAGAGCCAGAAGAGAAAAAGGAGAACACTCTTGAAGGAAAGTCTATTGTTATTACAGGAACTTTAAAATCTTTCAAAAATAGAACAGAACTTCAAAGAGTAATAGAGGCGGCCGGCGGCAAGGTCGTAGGCTCGGTAAGTAAGAATACTTCTTATCTTATCAACAATGATATTGAATCAACGAGTGCTAAAAACCAAACAGCAAAACGTTTAGGTGTGCCGATTATTACAGAAGAAAATTTTTTGAAAATAATTTGACTTTTTGAAAAATTTTCTATATAATATATTCGTAAAGTTAAGGATGAAAATTTTTTATGAAGCAGAAAGAACTCAAAAACTTGGCGAAGAAAATTGCCAAATATGAGTTGATTATCCAGAAGGGCGAAGATAAAAAGGCCGTAGCTGACGCAGAGGCATAGATTATAAAACTTTCTGGTTGCGTCGATAAGATTGAAGATATGGTCATTATTGACGAATTAGTGCAAGAGTATATTGAAGAACTTTCTTGACAAAAGAAAAATTTTTTGATATAATTTTTACATAAGCTAAAAGCTTAAAATGAAAAAACAAAAATTATTTATTTTAAAGGAGAAAAAACAAAATGGCAATGAGTGAAAATTCTGTAAAGATTCTAAATTATTTGAAGGAGAACCATGGTAAGAACATGACCAGCGCTGATGTTGCTGAGGCTCTTGACCTGGCTAAGGCCACTGTTAATGGCGCATTTACCGCTATGCAGAAGAAGGGTCTGGGCGCTCGCGTAGACGCTGAAATTCCTGGCGCAGTTGATGTATCTTTCTTGACTGTTACCGATGATGGTCGCGCTGCTGATATCAGCGAGATGGGCGAGACTGTTAACAAGATTATCACCTATCTTTCCAACACTACCGACCATGTTACTTTGGACGACCTGGCTACTGCCATCGGTGTTGAAAAGCGTAGCGTAAATGGTTCTTTCAATGCTCTTGTAAAGAAGGGTCTATGCGCTCGTACCGCTGCTAAGGTTGAGGCTATGGTTCCTGTTAAGTATTTGGTTCTGACCGATGCTGGCATGGCTTTTGACCCCGCTGCTGACGCTGAATAATTTACTATAAATAACCTTATAAGGGGTAAATAAAAATTTACCCCTTATTTTTTCTAACTTTTATGCTGGAACTAATAATCGCGTTAATTCTCGGTTTAGCCATTGGCTTTGGCATTGGTTGGCTAATTATGCGCAAACTTCCACAAGATAAAATCCGAGAAATAAACTATGAACGATTACGTGAAGAATAGGCGATGTTTGAGCATCGCAAGCGAGAAGAAGAAAAAGAGATTGAAGAGATTCTGAATAAAAGAGTAGAAGCTTATAAAGATTATGAAAATACTCGCAGAGATTGCGATGAAATAAATCGTCGCATTTCTTTATTGACTGCTCAAAAAGATGTATTATCTAATGATGTGACTCATTTAGCAAATTAGCGTGAGGATATTTCTCGTAGCTTAGAGCAATCGCGCAAAGATGCAGAAAATACTGCGAAAACTTTCCTAAAACAACAAATGGAACTTGTCCAAGAGCAACTTGATAAGTCCTTAGAAGTAATTGCTGCAAAATATCAAGAGGATGAAAATGCTTGTAAAGAACATTATCTCCAAATGGCCAAAGAATGTGCAGAAGACTTCCAAGTTGAAATGAATAATCTAACTCATGATTATACAATTTTACAGCAAGCTTTTAGTGAGTTAAAACTGAATGTTGATACTGCTGTGGCAGCTTCCAAGAGGGAAGAAGAAATACGACAGGAAAAGAATTTCTATCGTTTAGTTCTTCCAGAAAGCGACCTTAATGAAATCGCGCAATTGCGTGCTGTTGAACCTTATTTACGAGATAAAGAAGCTCTAAACAAGGTTATTTGGAAAGTTTATTATGAAAAACCCTACACCGATATGATTGGTCGAGTTGTGGGTCAAAAAGTCAAGACTGGTATTTATAAAATTACTAATATTGAAAATCAAATGTGCTATGTAGGATAGGCTGCCGATATAGCGAGTCGGTGGAAATAGCATATTAAACGTGGACTAGGCGCGGAACCGCCTACACGCAATAAACTATATCCAGTTATGTAGTCTGTTGGAGTAGAAAATTTTACTTTTGAAATTATTGAAGAATGTGACAGAGATAGATTAGATGCACAAGAAGATTATTGGCAAGAATATTTTCATGCCAAAGATTTTGGTTATAGTATAAAATAAGAGGTTTATAGATATAATGTTATACACTATAATTGGATTTTTAATTCCCACTGAAAATGAATATAAAGCCAATTCACTAATTATAGATATTGGAAATACTTTATTGGATAAAGGTATAATACAAGATACAACTCCAACTATAACAGCTGCCCAAGAGGTACATGATATTGATGATTTGGGTCAAAATTTGGTAAAATTTTTGGAGGATTATTATAACAATGATATTAACAAAAGCAGATAAATATATGGTTGAAATGATACACCGCATTCAAGAGCAAGGATATAAAGATATTAATCCGCGTCCCAAATACGCAGATGGAACTCCAGCACATACCATTTCAGTAAATCATACTTTTAGAACTTATGACTTAAGTAAGGGTGAGTTTCCTATTTGCACCCTACGCCCAATTGCTTGGAAGACCGGTATACGAGAAATTTTTACCATTTATCAAAAGCCTACAAATAACATTGCTGAAATGCATAATATGGGTGTTACTTGGTGGGATGAATGGGATATTGGTGATGGAACAATTGGTCAGCGCTATGGCGCCACAGTAAGCCGCTATGACCTTATCAATAATCTTATCAAAGATATTGAGAATGACCCATATGGTCGTCGCAAAATTGTATCATTATGGCAAGAACAAGATTTACATGAGACGCCTGGACTTGCTCCTTGTGCGTTTCTTACTATTTGGAATGTACGTGGCGAGTATCTTGATATGATGTTAGTCCAACGTAGTGGCGATATGCTTACTGCGTCTGGTCCCGGTGGCATTAATGAAGTTCAATATGCGGCTTTGCTTATGATGATTGCCGCCCATACTGGTTATAAACCTGGTGTATTTAGTCATGTAGTTGCTAATGAGCAGATTTATGACCGTCATTTTGACGCTGCTGATGAAATGCTAGTTCGTGCCGCAATTCCTTGGGAACAGGATACCCTTTATGGTATTCCTTGTTTATATATCAAAGAAGATGTGAATAATTTCTATGATATGACTATTGATGATTTTGTAATGACAAATTACAATCCTATAAAACCACAATTGAAATTGGAGTTAGGTATATGAAAGATATTGTAATTCAACCAGAAATAAAAATGGAACTTCGTCAATGTGTTTGTGGTAAATACCCGCATTTTGTTCGACCTAATCCTTATTATTCTGATATGTGGTTAGAGTGTGAATGTGGCCGCTATACCGAAAATACTGGCGGTTTTCTCTATGGTCGTGAAATCTTAGAAAACGAAGCTCGTATCGCCGCAATTACACTTTGGAATAAAGAAAAAATTATGGAGAAATATGCATGATTGCTGCTATTGTTGCTATTGATAATAATTGGGGAATTGGTTACGATGGTGAGCTCCTGGAACAAATTCCAGAAGATATGAAACATTTTAGAGAACTAACTGAAAATAATATTGTTATTATGGGTAGAAAAACTTGGGATAGTTTGCCTACTCAACCTCTTCCTAATAGAGATAATCTTATTATTAGTTCAAAATTACATCTTGATTATAATAAATATCAAGATTACGCAGTTGGGACTCAAAATATGGAAAATACAAAGTTTATTCTATCAATGTTGAAGCATAATTATGCGATACAAAGCAATAATAAAGATATCTTCATAATTGGCGGAGGTTCAATTTACGAACAATTACTCCCCTTTTGCGATACTTTATATCTAACCCATATAGGTAAAGACCATAAAAATGTAGATACTTATTTCCCTCGTATTGATAAAGACCCTAAATGGGAAATTGATACCTGTACGGAATTGCGAGAGTCTATTACTGGTATTCCTTATGCTTTCCTTATTTACAAGAGAGTATAATTGACTTTATAAACTAATTTTGTTATAATATTTATACAAGATAAAAATTGAAAGTGAGATAATAAAATTGAAACAAGAATTTATTGATTTTTTGAACGCTCTAATGAATGCTGCGCCCGATGTGGCAAAAGAAAAAATGACCCCAAATATCCAAGCGTATATTGACACAATTTTAGATACCAAGAATGACAAGCCTGTCCTAACCGATAATGGTAAACAAATTCTTGTATATATGCGAGAACATCTTGATACGCCTATGATGAAAGCTCGTGATGTTGCAGAAGGATTGTTTATTTCTTCTCGTGGCGTTTCCGGTGCTTTTAGAAAACTTGTATCTGATGGTTTTTGCGAAAAGATGGGAGAATCTCCCGTTATTTACTCTTTAACCGAAAAAGGTAAAAATTTTGTAATTGAAGAATAAGGAGAAAAAAGAAAATGAAAGCAAAGATTAATAATAAGACACATATTGAAGGTTATTTGTATCAGCACACTTTGGAAATGAAAGAGTCTGGTCCTAACTCTAAGAATCCCGGAACAGTATTTATTAGTGGTAATGTTGATATTGCTACTGATAATGATATGACAAATATTGTTACCGTTCATTATACTTATACTACTGCTACTACTAGCACCGGTAAAGCCAATAGCACTTTCAATGTATTGAAGGATATTATTGATGGTAAGCTATGTAGCGTTATGGGTCATGGTGCAGATAAGGCCGCTATGATTGCTATTGATTCTGCCATCGGTCTAAATGAGTTCTATTCCGACCGCAATGGTAAGGAAGAGCTTGTTAGTGCTAAGCGCAATGAAGGCGGTTTCGCAGTTGTAAAATCTTCTATCAATGAAGATGAAACCAAGCGTAACACTTTTGATGTCGATATGGTTATTACTGGTAGCCATATGATTGAAGCCGACGATGAAAAGGGCTTGCCCGAAAAGATGATTATTCATGGAGCCATCTTTGACTTCCGCAATTCTCTTCTTCCTGTCGAGTTCTCTGTTTTGAATCCTAATGCTATCAACTATTTTGAAGGCTTAGGCGCCTCTCAGGATGAACCTGTCTTCACCCGTTTACAGGGCCGTTTGGTTTCCGAAGTTGTTAAGCGCACTGTGACTGAAGAGTCTGCTTTTGGCGAACCCATCGTTAAGGAATATTCCAGCACTCGTAAAGATTATGTTATTACTTGGGCCGCTGCCGAGCCCTATGCCTGGGAAGATGAGTCCGGTATTACTGCTGCTGAGCTAAAGAAGGCTATGGCTGACCGTGAAGTTTATCTTGCTGGTGTTAAATCTCGCCAAGATGAATATAAGGCTTCTAAGGGCCAAGCTGCTGCCGCTCCTGCTACCGGTGGATTTAATTTCTAATCCACCAATAGGAGGATTGAGTTATGGCTATTAATTTATTGGCTTTGAAACCCCATAAAGTCTCTCGTGACCTTTCTGGATATATTACTTATATCTACGGCGAAGGCAAAACTGGTAAAACCACTCTTGCCTCAAAAATGCCAAAGGCTCTTTTACTAGCCTTTGAGCGTGGTTATAATGCCATTCCTGGTATTATTCCTCAAGATATCACTACCTGGGGTGAACTAAAACAGGTTATTCGTGAATTGAAGAAGCCTGAAGTCCAAGAGGTATATAAGAGTATTCTTGTAGATACTGTTGATATTGCTGCTGGACTTTGTGAAAAGTATGTTTGTTCTCAGGCCGGCGTTGAGAAGCTAAGTGACATCCCCTATGGCCAAGGTTGGACCAAAGTCAAAAAGGAATTTGAAGAGGCTTTCCGTTCTATTACTCAGTTGGGCTATGCCGTTGTGTTTATTTCTCATGTAAAGGAAAAGACATTTAAGAAAAAGGATGGTACTGAATATAATCAGTACATTCCTTCTTGTCCCTCTACTTACAATGAGATTGCTAAGAATATGGCTGACATTTACGCTTTTGCTGAAAAGTATGAAGATAATGGAACCGCTAAAGTTCGTTTGGTGTTACGCTCTGTTGATAATAGTGCAGACACAGGTTGCCGTTTCAAGTATATTACTCCTGTCATTGACTTTGAGTATAATGAATTGGTAAAAGCTTTGAATGATGCTATCGATAAGGAATCTCAGGTTACTGATGCCTCTCTGTTTACAAATGAAAGAGCTACCGCTGTTGTAGCAGCTACTTTTGATTATGATGCTTTGATGCGTGAATTTGGTGATATTGTTGGAGACCTTATGAGTAAGGACCCCACTTACTTCCAGCCTCGTATTACCCAAATTGTTGATTCCATTTTGGGTAAGGGTAAGAAAGTATCCGATGCTACAATTGACCAAGCTGAATTAGTTAGCTTGATTATTGATGAAATCAAGGCAACCTTGATTAATAAGTAAATAATTCAACCCTGGGTAAAAAACCCAGGGTTTGATTTTATATAAAAAAAATGCTATAATATTTATATAAAGTTATAAGGAGTGATAAAAATAGCACATAGTGTAAAATGTTCTATTTGTGGCGCTCAATTTGACCGAGACAAAATTGCTTTCGTCTAGACGGCCGCAAGGCGCTACGCTCATGCAAGCTGCGCTCTGCGCCAAGCTGCAGATGAGAATAAAGAATTAGAATTAGAAATAAAAGACCCAAATGATTTTATCACTTGTAAATATTGTAAAAAAGTTTTTAATAAAAAAGAAGAAGAGTATATTCAAGTTACTAATTCCACTTATGCCCATCTTAAATGCGCAGAATTGGAATCCAAAAGAGAAAAAACTGACGCTGAGAAACTTGATGATTATATTATGAAACTTTTTAATTATGACTATGTTCCACCAAGAGCGAAGAAGCAGATAAATCAATTTATTCAAGAATATAATTATACTTATTCTGGAATATTAAAAGCGTTAGTTTATTTTTATGAAATCAAAGGCGGCGACCGCGAAGCGGCGCACGATGGAATTGGCATTGTACCATTTGTATGGCAAGATGCTTATAATTATTATTATAATTTATGGCTTGCTAAACAAAAAAATGAAGATAAAGACCTATCTCAATTTATTCCACAAACTATAGAAATTAGAATTACAAGTCCGGAAAGAGAGCCGCATAAAAAGCCAAGATTCTCTTTCCTCGATGAAGAAGAGGTGACCGCCAATGGCGAGTAAATATATCGACCCAGTAAGCATAATCCAAGTAATTGGTAATGTATTTAATTCACCCCGACTTTTGGATTATGAAGATAAATATACTATTACAGAAAATGATTTTGCTGACCAATTTCATAAAATTACTTTTGGTGCTATTTATAAACTGCATGAACTTGGAGCTGAAAGTATTACAATTGAAAATATTTTAGACTTTCTAAGCACAAGACCCAAGAGTGAAGCAATATTCAAACAGCAAAAAGGTGAAGAGTGGCTTATCAAGGCCGCTGATGTCGCAAGTAGTTCAAGCTTTGATTATTATTATGGTCGTATGAAAAAGATGTCATTGCTTCGAGCTTATGACAATTATGGCGTAGACGTATCTTTTATTTATGACCCCGATAATATTTTAGATGTAAAAAAGAAACAATTACAAGAAGATTATCTTGATAATGCTACACTTGAGCAAATAGCTCACAAAGTTGATGAACGCATTGATGCTATCCGGATGGAATATGTTGATGATGAGTTTGGCGAAGCACATCAGGCTGGTGAAGATATATTCGGTTTGATTGACCGATTAAAAGAGCGACCAGAAGTGGGAGTCCCACTATATGGGCCTCTTATCAATACAGTGACGCGCGGCGCAAGACTTAAAAAGTTTTATTTGCGTTCAGCACCGACCGGCGTAGGCAAGTCAAGAACAATGATAGCTGATTGCTGCCAGATTGGTTGTAATCGAATTTATGATGAAATTTTTGGTTGGATAAAGAATGGTGTTGCTGAACCAACTTTATATATTGCCACAGAACAAGATAAAGAAGAAATTCAAACTATGATGTTAGCTTTTCTATCTTGTGTAAATGAAGACCATATTTTGAATGGAAAATACGAAGGCGATGAAGAAGCCCGTGTACGCGAAGCGGCTCGAATTTTATCAGAAAGTCCAATTTATATTGAAGTCTTACCAGACTTTTCTCTACAAGATGTAGAAAATAAAATCAAGAAAAATATTCGTGACCATAACATTAAATATTGTTTTCACGATTACATACATACAAGTTTAAAGATTTTGGAAGAAATTTCTAAGAAATCTGGCGGTGTAAAATTAAGAGAAGATAATATTCTATTTATGTTATCCACTCGATTGAAAGATATTTGTAATAAATATGGTATTTTTATTATGTCTTCTACTCAGTTGAATGGTGATTATGTTGAATCTGAAACGCCAGACCAAAATCTTTTACGTGGTGCAAAAGCTATTGCTGATAAAATTGACTTCGGTAGTATTTTATTACCAGTAAAAGAAAAAGATATTGAGGCTCTTGGAAGAATTCTTACTTCCAATACTTTTGATAGACCCAATTTAAAACTTTCTATCTATAAAAATAGACGAGGGAGATATAAAGGTATTTATTTATGGTGTCAAGCAGACCTTGGCACTTGTAGAGTAAAACCTATGTTTGCAACAGATTATGGATATGAAATTATACCTATGGATGATATAAAAATTATAACAGAAGATAAAGGAGCTTTTTAATTATGAGAAAAGAATTTGGAGTAGTAATTCGTAAAGAAGGTGGCCTAAGCGAAAAGTGCGGTGGTGTTGAATACACTATGACTAGTGCTTTGGCTAATCATATTATGAAAACCCATAAAGGCCCTAAAAAGAATAAACAAGAAGTTCTTTGCGCCTATGTCAATGAGCAATTTGGCCTCAAAGGTAAATGCGTAAAGGTGTTGATTGAACTTGATAAACTTTGATAAAAATTGACCTGGATTTTTATCAAAATCCAGGTCAATTTTAATGAAGTCTTTATCTCTATTTTTTAAGTAATATTGAAAGGAGAGATAAAATAAAATGGTAGGAATATATAAAATTACTAATACATTAAATGGTCACAAATATATAGGTAAATCTAAAAATATAGCAGATAGATGGTCTGAACATAAACGAGAAAGCCAATTACCAGAAGAAAAGTGGAGTCAAAATAAAAGACACGAATAGACAAGATTACACAAAGCAATGAGAAAATATGGTGTAGATTCTTTCTTATTGGAAGTAATTGAAGAATGCTCTATTGAAGATTTAAATAAACGAGAAATTTATTGGATTGCCTACTATAATACCTATTTAAACGAAGATGATTATAATATGACGCCTGGTGGCGATGGATATACTTGTGGCTCCGGGGAAAAATCTCCAAGTAGTAAAATTACGCAAAAAGAATGTGATATTATCAAGGCTGGTCTTAAAAATCGAATGAGCGCTAACGAAATATTAGAAATTGTGCCCAATGCTACAAGAAGCATAATTACTTCTATAAATTATGGACATAGCTGGTTTGACAATGCTGAAATTTATCCACTTAGTATTAGAAATGGTAATCGTCTATGGTCCGCGGAAGAGGCTATGCTAATTCGTTCGCAATATGCAAAAGGAGCTAACTTATAGGATTTGGCTAAAATGTATGGAGGCACTGCGGATACAATTAAAGAACTAGTGTCGGGAAAAACTTATACTGAATTACCCCTAATTAATAGAACAGTAGATTGGAAACATACTAATAAAAAGGCTCGTAAACTCTCAGATGAAGAAGTAAAATTTTTTAGAAAAGAAGCAAAAAATAATAGCATTTTAAGCCTATATAATAAATACAAACCTAAAAATATGGGTTATAGCGCCTTTCGTAATATGATAGTAAGAAACACTTATAAGGATGTTTTAGATGATTAATTATGATAAGCAAAAAATTAAAGATTTACTTACTATGGAGCAAATTTTTGAATTGGTAAATGATTTTGGAGGAGACCCAGAATATACGCCTTTTGGAATTATATCTACAACCATTTGCCATAATATGCCTGGTGAAGGTAGTCGTAAATTATATATCTATTCCAATACTAAATTATGTAGGTGTTATACTGGTTGTGATGAACCAACTTTCGACATTTTTGAACTAACTATTAAAGTTTTTCAAATCCAACAAAGCAGAGAAATTGATTTAAATGATGCTGTGCGTTTTATTGCCGCTAAATTTGGTATTGCTGGTGATTATGAAGAATCTGATTTGGATTTACCCGCAGATTGGAAAATATTTGATGGATATTCAAGAGTTCAAGAAGTTGAAATAAAAGATTATTCTGTGCAATTGAAAGACTATGACCCAGTTATATTGGAGCGTTTGAATTATAATATAAAAATAACTCCCTGGCTCAATGAAGGAATAAGCCAAGAAGCTTTAGATAAAGCACAAATTGGATATTTTCCTGGTAGTGATATGATTACAATTCCTCATTATGATAAAGATGGGCGTTTTGTAGGTCTGCGTGGACGCGCTATGGCCCAAGATGATGTTGAACGCTATGGAAAATACCGCCCAATAAAAATATTTAAACAATTATATAATCATCCCCTTGGAATGAATTTATATGGTTTAAATTGGGCAAAAGACAATATTGCTGTTTTAGAAAAGGCAATTATTTTTGAGTCAGAAAAATCTGTATTGCTTTATATGAGTCATTTTGGTGCTGATAATAGTATTGCTGTAGCTTGTTGCGGTAGTAATGTTTCGGCCTATCACATTCATATGCTATTAGAAGCTGGAGCAAAAGAAATTATTATTGCTTTCGATAGACAGTTTCAAGAGATTGGAGATAATGAATTTAAACATTTAACCAATAATCTTACTAAATTACATAATAAATATAAAAATGATGTAAAGCTTAGTTTTATATTTGACAAAAAAATGATTACAAGTTATAAAGCAAGCCCAATTGATGAGGGTAAAGAAAAATTTTTACAGCTTTTCAAGGAGAGAATAAGGCTATGAGAGGAACTATATGGGGCAGAAATATTGAAAGAGCCCGTCCTATTTTCTGGGAAATAATCAATAATTATAAATATGTAAATATTTAGCCTGTAAAAATTCGAGATAATGCACATTGCTGTCAAGTTATATTTGAAAATGGTGATATTTGGACAGCAGTAAGAGCCTCAGAAAGTCAAAGAGGACGCAGGTCAAACATATCTTTAGTCGATTATAGTATCGATGATGAGATTATTAATTTGGTTATTAGACCAGCAACCTCTGCGTTACCCTATGGTGTATTAGATTATTTTTGGGTAGAAGAGGATAATAATATTGAAGAAAAATTCATATAAATAGTGGGTTGATACCTTGAAAGGAGATTGATAAATTATGAATTATCAACTAATAGCACCTAGGCTGCCCAATACCTCAGTCATTGAATAGGTGCTACTAAATAGAGGTATTCAAGCTTAGGATATTAGACACTATTTAAACACAAGTGATAAAGACATTTTAGACCCAACCCTTATAGATAATATAAAGGAAGGAGCTAAAATGCTTATTTATCACATCTCTCAAGAACATAAAATTTTTATTTAGATAGATAGCGACTGTGATGGCTATACCAGCTCTGCTTTTCTAATCAACTATCTAAATAGTCTGTTTCCTGGATTTACACAAAATAATATTTATTATCGTGTTCACGAAGGAAAACAACACGGACTTATTCTTGAGACAATTCCAGAAGATGTAAAGTTAGTTATTGCGCCCGATTCATCGAGCAATGACTACGAGGTTCATCAAGTCTTGCGTGAGCAAGGCATTGATATTTTGGTAATAGACCATCACGAAGCGGAACGTGTATCTGAAAATGCTTGTATAATCAATAACCAACTATGTGATTATCCAACTAAATCACTTTCAGGTGTCGGAATGGTTTATAAATTTTGTTCTTATATCGATAGTTTATTAGATATAGATAATGCTAATCAATTTGTAGATTTAGTGGCGCTAGGCCTTATAGCCGACGTGATGCTAATGCGCGATTTTGAAACAAAACATCTAATAAATATTGGTCTAAAACAAATTACCAATCCGTTTTTTAGGGGAATGACCATCAAAAACGAATATTCCCTAGGCGGCGGAGATATTACACCTTTTGGAGTGGCTTTTTATATTGCGCCATATATAAACGCAGTTACTCGGTGTGGCACACAAGAAGAAAAGCTCTTACTATTCGAATCTATGTTAGATTTTAGAGCCTATGAACAAATTCCATCAACAAAACGAGGTTTTAAAGGAACATATGAAACTCGAGTAGAACAAGCTTGTCGTAATTGCACGAATATCAAAAATAGGCAAAACAAAGCAAGAGATGCTAGCTTGAAGATAATTGAACAAATTATCGAAGAAGAAAATTTGCTAAGGAACCAAATTATTTTAGTAAAATTAGATAACGAACATAGTATAGATACAAATCTTACTGGTTTAGTTGCTACCAAAATAGCCAATGAATATCAAAAACCAACTTTAATTTTAAATGAAACAATTGATGAAGAAAATAATGAAATAATATGGAAAGGTTCCGGTAGAATATTTAGTCAAAGTAATTTTACTACTTTTAGAAGTTTTTTAGAGCAATCTAAATATTTCGATTATGCGCAAGGACATGAAGGTGCATTCGGTGCAGGTATAAAAAATAGTCAAGTAAAAGATTTTATTGAATATTCGAATACTGAATTAGCAAATTTTGATTTTACCCCAAAGTATTATATTGATTTAGAATATCAAGCTGATTTATTAACGCCAATTGAAGTATTGGGTTTGGCGAGCTATGATAATCTTTGGGGCCAGGGAGTGGAAGAGCCATTTATTTTAGTAAAAGATATTAGAGTTACAAAAGATAATATTTCCTTATTAAAAGAAACAACTCTAAAAATAACACTTCCTGCTGATGGTCAAGATATTAGTTTGATTAAATTCGGTTCGTCTAAGGAAGAATATGATTTATTATATTCGGACTTAGGTTATGTTACTATTAATGTTATTGGCCATTTCCAGAAAAATGTTTGGAATGGTAATATTAGTCCGCAAATTTTAATAGAAGATTATGAAATTGTAGGAAGGGCAGTCTATTATTTCTAAAACATAACAGAACCTAATAGTAATATTAGGAGGAAAGTTATTATGTATATGAAAGTTGTTGTTGCTATTATGCTAATGGGGTCAATGTTATTTGCTCCATTAACCTTATCTCAACCAACAGTACAAGAAATTCCAAAACCAACAGTTATTATTGAAAGTACAATAAATTCTACAGATGTTGTAGAAGATGATACAATTGAAATTCAAACTTCACAACCAATTATTTTGCCAAAATTTCGACTTTATACTTATATGCCAAATCTATCAGAAGAAAAAATTAATGGTCAAATTATAAAGTTGCAAAATTATATTGCTTATTTATCCAAGCATAAGCTGCCAAAAGAAAGTGAGGCATATTTCATCTTAGAAGAAGAAATTATGCGAGTCAATCATATTTTAAATCAATATTATAGTGATTTAGAACTTTTAGCTCAGCAAAAAAGTGAATTTCCAGTAGCTACTACAATTTGGAAATTTATGAAAGAAGAATTGAATTGGAGTAATGAAGTATGTGCTGGCGTTATGGGTAATATAATGGTAGAATCCGGAGGCCACACTTTAGATATTCAATGGAATATTTATGACCCCGATGGAGCTTACTACGGCATTTGCCAATGGTCAAAATACTATTGTCCTGAAGTTATGAATATGACTTTAGAGCAACAATTATTGTATTTGAAAAATACTGTTGAAGAAACTTTTAATTATTGGGGTAAAGAATATAAAATAGGTTTTACCTATAAAGATTTTATAGCAATGACTGATGTTCAACAAGTGGCGCTTGCTTTTGCAATGTGCTATGAACGTTGTAATCCAATACATTACAATGTAAGAACTATTACTGCTTTAGAAGCATATGAATATTATGCAAAATAATAAAAAGGCTACACAAGAGAATAACTTGTGTAGCCTTTTTTCTATTATAAGGAGAAAATTATGGCAGAAAAATACATATCATCAATTATGATGAATGGTCAAACATATAAAATTAATAATCAAATATCGGCATTGCAAGAAGAATTATCTAATATTAGATATAATAATTACTATATGCCTTTGCAAGAAATTATTGATAATATAGAGTATCAAATAGAAGACTTAGCCGAGAAAATTTGGTGTATAGAAACAAGCCTTAGAGAAGAAATAGGCATGCTCCGAACGAAAACAAGTGTAAAATCCGAAAACCCAAAACAAAAATTTGATTTGGAAATTTTTAAGGAAATAGAGGAAAGCAATCCTTTTCTATTAAACTTGAAATAATGTAAAAAATATGGTATAATAATTATATATAAAAATAAGTGGGTGAAAAAATGACTGAAGAAACAAAGAAAATAAGAGAAGCTCTTAATAAAATGTATGTAGACAAAGACGCTTATAATAAATTATGTAAAGACAGATGGGATTTTGGATTCGATAGTATTTATTTTCGTTATGCCATAATTCGTGATGAATTAGCTTATTATAAAGCCGCTTATGAACGAAATATAGGTAGCTACGAGACAGAGCGTAAAAGAGCAGAATGCGATAAAATGCATTTTTATAAGGCTTTGGAACAACTTACTCTCGCTCACGAAGGAGAGGTAGAAGAATGAGTATTGAATTAACCAAAAGACAAGAAGAAGGATTGCGTGCTGCGGTTGAGCGCTATAAGCTTGGCGAAAAGTATACGGTTATTTCAGGCTATGCCGGCTCTGGTAAATCAACACTAATCAAATTTATTATTGATGCTTTACCCATAAACCCAGAGAAAGATGTGGCTTATGCCGCTTTTACAGGCAAAGCCGCAACAGTACTTCAACAAAAGGGATGTCAAAATGCGGTGACTGCGCATAAATTATTATATAGAGCAAAACCTATGCCGAACGGTACATATAAATTTTATCCTCGCGCAAAAAATGAAATGGAATATAAAGTTATAGTTATTGATGAGGTTTCTATGCTTCCAAAACCAATGTGGGATTTATTGACAACTCATGATGTATATATTCTTGCAACGGGAGACCCCGGTCAGTTGCCCCCTGTAAACCCGGATGATGACAACCACATTTTAGATAAACCCCATATTTTCCTTGATGAAATTATGCGGCAGGCGCAAGATAGTGAAATTATACGCCTATCAATGCATATTCGCGAAGGAGGCGCATTATCTTCTTTTGGATGTTCTGGACAACAAGTTCAAATTTTTGACAAAGGGCAAGTTGTAAGTGGTATGTATGATTGGGCTGACCAAATTCTTTGTGCTACTAATGCCCAAAGAACTAAAATAAATAATTTTGTTCGTCAACAAAAAGGATTCGGTGAAGAACCAGAAATAGGAGATAAAATTATTAGTCTGCGAAACCATTGGGATTTTGCTTCTTCAAGCGGCACTTGGGCCTTAACAAACGGTTCCATCGGCACAATTGAGTATATGGATAAGCAAAATATTTGGCTACCTCGATATATTTATGATAAACCTGTTCCATATTTATTTACAAATATATCCTTAGAAGATGGCGATGTTTTTAACGCTATACCGATTGATTATAATTCTTTAAAAAATGGTGAAATGACCCTTAATCCAAAGCAAACTTATCAGCTAAATAAAATGAAAGGGTTTATTGAGGCCCCGTTCGAATTTGCCTATGCCTACGCGATTACCTGTCATAAAAGTCAGGGCAGTGAATGGAATAAGGTTTTAGTGTTTGAAGAATGGTTCCCTAATACTGCCGAAGAACATAAAAAATGGTTATATACAGCTTGCACTAGAGCCTCTGACAAATTAGTAGTTATAAAAAAATAAGAGGAAAGATAATGAAACAATTGAATTATAGTGTTATTTCTGCTAGTTACGCAGGAGAAAATAGACATCCACAGGAAGTATTCAAAGATTTAGGGCTAAAAGTATTACACGCAGTACCCCAATCTATCTCAGATAGTTGGTGGATTACGGTTGAAGATTATGATTTTGATTTACCAGATTATTTCCAAAAAATGGAATATAATTTATCTTATTGGCGAGATGGATGTAATAAAAATTGTGAGTTCTTTAAAGATTTTATAGAACAAAAAGATTGGGGCAAGTGTTGTTATGGAGGTTCTAAATGCCTAAAGAAACAGTAAAATTACGAGTAGGGGATACGTTAGATAAAAGAGCCCAATGGATTTGGGAAAATATGTGCTATGAACACGATTTATCCCTCATTCCTCACAATTGTATTGAAACTAGACGTTTAGTTTTATCTCAAATTGAAAAGAATAAAGAAAGAATCCAATGGATTGATGAAAAATTGGAGAAAAAATATGGAACAAGAGAAGAAGTAATGGAGAAATTGAAAAAAGGAGAGATAACAAAATGAAAAGTTATACTTATTACTGGTATCATCATATGATGCCACAAGAAGAACAAAAACTTATTTTTGAAGCAATTCAAAATAAAGACTATGATAAGTTTATTGAATTATATAAAAAATATAGTATTTTAGCAATTAAACACGGAAAATATTATACAGAGTTTGAATCTTGGATTCCTATGACTTATTTGCCAGATTCCATTAGCGTTTGGGATGACGACAAAATGGAGTTTACAAAATATATTTCAGTTTTAGATAAAAATAATTTCATGAAGATTACATATACTGAATGCGAATGTGGATAAGGAGAAAAACAAAATGGATTTAGAAGTATCAGTTGATTTAGAAGAAGTAAAAAGAGTTATTGAAGCACCCGAATTTGCGCAGTATTTGTTATCACATACAACGCAGTTTTCTTCTGCGGCTTTTATCTTACAAACTCTGTTAGACGCGGTTGATGATGCGGCAGCATCACTTGACAATTTAGATAATATTTGATATAATATAATTATATCTTATAAAGGATGTGATATATTGTTAGAATATCCTGGTTCATTACATAACCATACCGAAATGAGTAATCAGCGTCTTCGTGATTCAATTAACCGAATTGAAGAATTAGTTGATTATGCGATTGAGTTAGGACATAGTGTTATTGCTTTTACTGAACACGAAACCGTATCTAACGCAATTAAAATAGAAAATTATTATGATAAAATAAAAAAAACTCATCCAGATTTTAAAATCATCTTAGGCAATGAGATTTATCTATGTCGTGATGATATGACCGCAGAAAATTTCCAAAAGGGAGAGGATAGGTACTTCCACTTTATTCTTTTGGCTAAGGATGCAGAAGGTCATAAACAAATTAGAGAATTGTCAACACGCGCCTGGATGCGGTCATGGATGAATGGTAAAATGCGTCGAGTACCTACTTATTATCAAGATTTGATTGATGTTATTGGTGCTAATCCCGGGCATGTAATTGGCTCAACAGCTTGTTTGGGCGGCTTTCTTGGAAGTAAAATCCTACAATGGCATACTCGTGGTAAAGACCAATATTTTTATAGTAAAATAAAAAACTGGTGCTGTCAAATGGAAGGAGTTTTTGGCAAAGGTAATTTTTATTTGGAAATGCAACCTTCCGCCAATGAAGAGCAAGTTATAGTAAATAAAACTATTTATTTACTTTCGCAAGAACTAAATATTCCTTTTATTATTACAACAGATAGTCATTATTGCCGTAAAGAAGATGCGCCTATTCACAAAGCTTTTTTAAATGCACAAGAAGGCGACCGTGAAGTTGATTCTTTCTATGCAACAACTTATCTAATGGGAACTCAAGAAATACAAGATTATATGGACAATTTTACCAATGAAGTGTTTCAAGAGGCTTATGAAAATATTTTACAAATTAGAAACAGTTGTGAAGATTATAGTTTAAAAAAACCTTTGAAAATTCCTTCTCTTCAATGGAAAATTCCAACAATTCAATCTGTTTCAGAGTATTGGTTTGAAAAAATTCCATATTTGAGAACTTTTCATTCTTCTACTTTTGATGGAGATAGACGACTTGTAGAGTTAGTTGTTGAAAAGTTAGAATCTAACCCAAAATTACAAACCCAAGAAATTTATGACGAGATAAATGATAATCTAAGAATTACTTGGGTATCCTCAGAGGTAAATAAAGCTCATTGGAGTGCTTACTTCTTGAATTTGCAAAAGATTATTGATATATGTTGGGAAGCTGGTACAGTTGTAGGACCCGGACGCGGTTCTGGCGTAGGCTTCTTATTACTATATATTTTAGATATAATTCAAATTAACCCTATGTGGGAAACAACTCGTACATTTAGTTGGCGTTTCTTAAACCCCGACCGCGTTTCTGTTCTTGATATTGATACTGATATTGAGGGAAGTCGACGCGGAACAGTCCTTCAAGCATTACGCGACTATTATGGTGAAGATAGAGTAGCTAATGTCGTTACTTTTGGAACAGAAAAATCCAAGAGTGCAATTCAAACAGCAGCTCGTGGATTAGAAATTGATAATGATATAGCACTTTATATTTCTTCATTAATTCCCGCTGACCGTGGACAAACTAGAACATTAGCACAATGCTATTATGGCGATGAAGAAAATGATTTCAAACCTATTCCTCTTTTTGTCAAAGAAATGAATAACTATCCAGAACTATGGCAAGTGGCACAACGCATTGAGGGACTTATTTGTCGCGTTGGCGAACACGCAGGTGGTGTTATCTTTGTTGATGAACCCTTTACTAATTCAACTGCTTTGATGAAAGTTCCAAATGGCGATATAGTGACCCAGTTTGACTTACACGACTGCGAAGCCGCAAGTCTGATTAAAATTGACTTACTATCAGTTGAAGGTTTAGATAAAATTCATACTTGTCTTGACTTATTATGTGATAATGGTTTTATTGATAGAGCAAATACCTTGCGTGAAACTTATGAAAAAACTATAGGTATTTATAAATTAGAGCGCGAAGCACCAGAAATGTGGAAAATGGTTTGGGACCATAAAATCCAGGCATTATTTCAAATGGAAAAGCAAAGTGGCGTTTAGGGTATTGCTTTGACACATCCTGAATCGGTAGACGACTTAGCGGTTCTAAACTCTGTTATTCGTTTGATGGCACAAGAAAAGGGCGCGGAACAGCCATTAAATAAATATGCTCGTTTTAAAAATAACATAAATCTTTGGTATAAAGAAATGGAAGACTATGGTCTTACGAAAGAAGAGCAAACTCTTCTTGAGCCAATAGTCAAACAATCTTATGGTATCTGCGAATCTCAAGAAAAGTTTATGCAGTTAGTTCAGATGCCCGAATGCGGCGGATTTAATCTGACTTGGGCGGATAAATTACGTAAAGCTATTGCTAAGAAGAATCCTAAAGGCTTCTTGGAATTACAAGATGAATATTATAAAAATATTGATGAAAAAGGTTTGAGCAAAAATCTTTGTAATTATGTTTGGAATGTTCTTGTATCTACAAGTAAGGGATATGGATTTAACGCCTCACATACCCTTGCTTATTCACTTGTAGGATTACAAGAAATGAATTTAGCCTATCGTTTTCCTATTATTTTTTGGAATACAGCATGCCTGATTACAGATAGTGGTGGCGTAGAAGATGCTGATGAAGATGGAAAAAATAATAATTACGATAAGATTGCTACCGCTATTGGTAAAATGAAGCAAGCAGGCATTGAAGTTATGCCTCCTGATGTAAATAAATCTCAATATACTTTTGCTCCCGATGTTGAAGAAAATAAAATAGTTTTCGGACTACGCGGCATGCTAAATGTAGGCGAAGAAGTAATTGCTCGTATTATTGAAAATCGTCCTTACGCTTCACCAAAAGACTTTTTGCAAAAAGTTAATCCAAATAAGCAAGCTATGATTTCTCTTATCAAGGGCGGAGCTTTTGATGAAATGGAAGACCGTAAATTTATTATGGCTTGGTATATTTGGGAAACTTGTGATAAAAAAGCTCGTATTACTTTACAAAATATGCCCGGGCTTATCAAATATGGTATATTGCCAGAAGATACAGAAGAAAGAGTTATGGCGCGACGCGTTTATGAATTTAATCGTTATCTAAAAGCCATAACAAAGGCCGATGAATCTGCCTATAAAGATTATTATACTTTAGACAGCCGAGCTCTTGATTTTCTAAATGAATTAGAGCTAGATGAATTAGCAACTTCTGATAATTTAGCTTGGTTCTTACCAATTAAGTCTTGGGAAAAGATTTATCAAAAATGGATGAATGTGTTTCGAGATTGGATTGCTGCGGATAAAGACAATATTCTTCGTAATCTAAATGAAAAAATCTTTATGGAAGATTGGAATAAATATGCAAGCGGTTCTATCTCAGCTTGGGAAATGGAAGCTCTATGTTTCTATTATCATGACCACGAACTTGCCAATGTTAATAACGGCAAATATGGTTTAGTAGACTTCTTTACTTTACCAGAAGACCCAATAGTAGATAGAGTATTTTATAAAGGTGATAAAGAAATCAAAATGTTTAAGCTTTGTAAAATTTGCGGTACTTGCATAGCTAAAGACAAGAATAAATCTATGGTTACTCTATTGACTACTTCTGGCGTGGTAAATATTAAATTTAGAAAAGAATATTTTTCTATTTTCGATAAGCAAATCTCTGAACGTCAATTTGATGGTACTAAAAAAGTAATTGAAAAATCTTGGTTCAATCGTGGTAATATGATTTTGGTTCAAGGCATTCGTTCCGGAGATAGCTTTATTCCCAAGAAATATGCTTCATCGGGCGGACATCAATTATACAAAATCAATGAGCTATTACCAAGTGGCGATTTAGTATTACAAACTGAAAGATATCAAGGAGGATATGAAGAAGATGTAGACTAAACAAAAGTGTATATGTTGTCAAAGAATTTTGCCTTTCTCTTCTTTTTGGAAGAGAAAGGCAAATCCTCCAATTTACAAAGGACATTTAGAATTAGAGCGATTTGATAATAAGTGTAAAGAATGTTATTTAGCCTCAGTAGATAATAATAATCCAGATACTTTTATACCAATTCTACAACATTTCAATATTCCTTATATTGAAAAGGATTGGCAAAGAACTCGTGAATATGCCGAAGGAAGACCAGGAAGTGTTTTAGGAAGATACTTATCCAGAATGAAATTATGCGCCTACTACCCTTTTGGCTTTGAGGACAGTGACCATTTTAATGAGGTACGTAAAAATGAAAAATAAAGTAAAAATTATAGCAATCTGCGGCAAGTCTGCCGCAGGTAAAGATACCTTACTACAAGAAATACTAAAACTCGATAGAAATGATATACATGAAATCATAAGTTGCACCACTCGCCCTCCTCGAGAGGGCGAGATTGATGGTATCAACTATCACTTTCTAACCAATCAAGAATTTGCTGATAAAATCGAAAATGGTCAAATGTTAGAAGCAACAGTATTTAGAGATTGGTGCTATGGTACTTCTTTAGATAGTCTACGTGCTGATGGTATCAATGTAGGTGTATTTAACTTAGATGGAATAGATATTTTACTTGATAATCCAAAAGTGAGTTTATACATAGTTGAGGTTTATGCGCCAGACAAATTACGCTTACTGCGCTCTTTGAATCGTGAAACCAATCCCGATGTGAAAGAAATTATTCGTCGTTATGAAGCCGATGAACAAGATTTCGCGGGTTTTGACTATGCTCATTATCGAGTTGAAAATTTAGATGATACACGATGGATGGACTTGCGCGACCACGCAAGATTTATCCTGGTAAAATCCGCGCACTTTTGGGCAAATTCTGCTAATTAAAACCCTGTAAAAACTAAATATAGTGGATACGCAAAAAAAATTCACTATATTTAGTTATGAGGAGGTAATAAATATGATTATTATAAAAAGAGATGGAAGTAAAGCTCCATTCGACAAACAAAAAGTTATTGATGCTGTAAATAAAGCATTGTATGAAGTAGATGGTTGTCTATATGAAACGGAAACCGCAGAAGAAATTGGTGAGGCTGTTGAGGCGCATGTAATGGGTGCTGAAATGATTGGCGAACGCCTTACCGTTGAAGATATTCAAGATAGAGTAGAAGATTATCTTATGCAATCCGAACGACGCGATGTAGCACGCGCCTATATTCGTTATCGCTATAAAAAAGAAGTCGCCCGCAATTATAAAGATGATTTCATCACTGCTATTGGTGAGAAGCTAAACGCTTCTAATGTTCAAAATCAAAACGCCAACCTTGATGAAAAATCATTCGGTGGTCGCATTGGTGAAGCATCAAGCTATATGACAAAGGATTATGCTTTAAATTATATTGTTTCTGATATGGCTCGTGAGAATCATTTGGGCAATATGATTTATATTCATGACCTTGATGCCTATGCAGTTGGCAGTCATAATTGCTTAACTATTCCGTTCGATAAACTATTGGCCGAAGGATTTAATACTCGCCAGTGCGATGTACGTCCTGCCAATTCCGTAAATACTGCTTTCCAATTGGTGGCAGTTATTTTCCAATTACAAAGCCTATGTCAGTTTGGCGGTGTTAGTGCGAGCCATATTGACTGGACTATGGTTCCTTATGTAAGAAAAAGCTTTAGAAAGCATTGGAATGATGGTGTAAAATATATTAGTGATGAACATTTTCCCGAACATTGGAAAGATATTAAAGATAATTTAGCCATTACTGATTATCCAGATTATGATGATTGCGCAGCTGTATACAACTACGCTCTAGACATGACTGAACGTGAGATTTACCAGGCGGTTGAGGCTATGTATCACAATCTTAATACTTTACAAAGTCGTTCAGGTAATCAACTGCCTTTCACATCTATCAACTACGGTACTTGTACGCTTCCAGAAGGACGCATGGTGACTAAAGCTATTCTTGATGTTTCTATTAAGGGCCTTGGCAGACTACATAAGACTTCTATTTTCCCTTGCGGTATTTTCCAAGTGATGAAGGGTGTAAATAAAGAACCTGGAACTCCTAACTATGATTTATATCGTCTGGCGCTACGTTCTACTGCTCAGCGACTATATCCTAACTATGCCAATGTTGATTGGAGCGTAAATAAAGGATATAATCCCGATAAACCGTCCGAGTATACGAGCACAATGGGATGCCGGACGTATAACGGCTTTGACATAAACGGTCTTGGTTTTGAGAAAGATGGTCGCGGCAACATTGCACCCGTTACTATTATTATGCCAACTTTGGCCATGATGGCAAAAGAAAAAGTAATGAAAGAATGTGAACCTTTTGCCGAAGATTTGGAAGGCCAAACTCTTGATGAATTTATGTTCCTGTTGGAATCTAAAATCTATGAGGCAAAAGATATGCTTCTTGAACGCTATCATTGGATTTGCTCTCAATCACCTGATTCTGCTAAATTTATGTATGAAAATGGTGTGATGGCCGGTTATATTCCAGAGGAAGGAATTCAAAGCGCTTTACGCCACGGAACTCTTGTAATTGGTTCTCTTGGTTTAGCAGAAACTTTACAAATTTTAATTGGTTGCGACCATACCACTCCCGCTGGCATGGGATTAGCCAAGCATATTTATAAAAAGTTTAATGAACTTTGTGCCATGTTTAAAAAAGAGCTTCATCTGAACTTTGGAGTTTATTTGACTCCCGCAGAAAATCTTTGCCATACCGCAATGAAAAAATTCCGCGAAAAGTATGGAGTTATTGAAAATGTATCTGATAAAGAATATTTTACTAACTCTACTCATGTTCCCGTATGGAAAGAAATGAGTCCTTTTGAAAAGATTGATATTGAGAGTCAATTATCTGGTTATTCCAATGCGGGATGTATTACTTATGTTGAACTGGAAAGTGGCGTCAAGAATAATATTGATGCGCTTGAAACTTTAGTAAACTATGCTATGGATAAAGACTTACCTTACTTCGCGATAAATGTTCCTAATGACACGTGCTTATCGTGCGGATATTGTGATGAATTTAATGATAAGTGCCCCGAATGCGGTAGTGAAGAGATTCAGCAATTACGTCGCGTTACCGGCTATCTAACTGGTTCATATAAAACAGCTTTTAATAAAGGTAAAATTCAAGAAACGGAAATGCGCGTTAAGCATGGAGGATATTAGGATGGGCCGACCCGCAATTGATTTAACTGGTATGGAATTTGGCCGGTTAAGCGTATTAAACCGAGATGAAACAAAACCCTCTGGCGCTGGTAAATCAGTTTATTGGAACTGTTAGTGTGAGTGTGGAAATATTAAATCCGTAAGAATGGATAAATTACGTAAAGGCGAAATTCGCTCTTGTGGATGTTTATCGAAAGAAATAAGAACATAGTTGTTTCTAAAAAACTTAGAAAATCAAAATATTGGATATCTTCATGTTCTTAAACGAGATATGAGTAAGCCCATTGGCAAAGGTTGTTTTGCTTATTGGATATGTAAGTGTAGATGCGGTAATATGGTTTCTGTTAGAGGAGACCATTTACGCGATGGCACAACTCAATCTTGTGGATGTTTAAATTCAGCAGGTGAATTATTAATTTCTACTATTTTACAAGAAAATAATATTTCTTATACAACGTAGTATTCTTTTCCAGACCTTAAAGGTGATTATAATGCTTTGCGCTTTGATTTTGCTATTTTTAATGAAGATAAAACATTAAGTCATCTTATTGAATATCAGGGTGAATAGCATTATAGGCCTTGGGGCAATGAAGAAATAGAACGCTTTCACAAGAGGATTGAATATGATTGTAAAAAAATAGAATATTGTAAAAACAATAATATCCCCTTAATTATTATTCCATTTGATAAATCGAATATCGTTTTAGAGGATTTATTATTATGAGATATGCAGGTATAAATAAAAATGATTTCGCGGCTGCGCCCGGCGTGTCTGTTTCATTCTTTGTTCAAGGCTGTCCGTTCCACTGTAAAGGCTGTCATAATCCAGAAACTTGGGATTTTAATGGGGGTAAAGAATTTACCCCCCAAGTCCTTGACGAAGTTGTAGAGGCAATTACAGCGAATGGAATGATGCGTTCTTTATGTATTATGGGTGGCGAACCACTTTGTGAAGAAAATTTATTTCTTACACATCTTGTAATTTCTCACGTACGAGAAAAAGTGCCAGGCGTGAAAGTGTATATATGGACTGGATTTTATTATGAGGATTTGCTAAAAAATTCAAGTTCTCATCTACAAAAAATTTTGGAACTCACCGATGTTTTAGTAGATGGACCTTATATAGAACAATTACGTGATATTACGCTACCTATGCGAGGTAGTTCAAATTAGTCTATTATAAATTTGACAAAAGAAGAAAATTTTGATATAATAAAAGAAAAAAATTGAGGTGAAAAATCCTATGATTGAACAGGTAGAAAAATTAGAAGATATTCTTGAGCCTTATCATGGTCAAACCGTTTGGTGCTCCGATGAAGACAAAGTCTATCGCTTTGATGTTATTGAAGGATGGCAAGAAATTCCAGAGGGGGCTGATGTTGGATTTAATATGAATATTTATGAAATGAATAAACAAATTATTGGTCAATTAGAAATTCTTGATGATGTCGCAATGAAAGAAAAAAGCGAATTTGTAAGAAACTTTATTGGTAAATGGAATCATTAGTATTATATGCTTTTGTGCAGAGAATTAAATTATTATACCTTATTCCACATTGACTTAAAAAATGCTGATGAAACAGTTGAAGACGTTTTATTTGAGTGTGCTGGTGTAATTGGCGATATCAAATCTATTGAAGCCACAAGCGATGAATGTGCCATTGAGATTTGGGTAACCAATAGAGATAATGAAACTTATGCTATGTATTTCTTTCCCTATGATAATGGAGTAGTAGTATGCGGATAATTATTTGTAATATTCAAATGTTTTCTAATGACCAAATGGTTTATATTTTTGACACAGAGACCAAAAAAAACATTTTTGCTCAAAAAGTAGATTTGAATAGTATTCCTGATGTTGTATGCGCTTTGGCGCATCAATACGGCATTACTGACGTCAAACTTCATGGAGATTTATCTTTCAATACTTTATTTGCTCAAGAAATTGAGACCCAATATGCACTAAATCATAATTATACAAAATTGAACGTAGAGGTAATATAATGTCTAAATATTTGATTCAAACAACAGAAGTGTATCGTGTAGATACCGAACCAGAAGTGGAGAACTTGATTGCGGAAGCTAAAGAAGATACTCTTTGCGCCGTAGTAAAATATAATTGCGAACATAAAGAACGTAAAGCAAAAGGAGAGATTATTGATGAATGGTATAAAGTGTCCATTGTCAAGGGCTTTACCGATGAAAAGGAGCCTGAAACTCAGGTATTTGTAAGTTATGAAATTTGAAATAGTTTCTAAATATGCTGATGCAGGTCTTAGTTTACCCGTTCGGAAAACAAAGGCAAGCGCCGGATATGATTTTTAGGTGGCAGAAGATACAATTATTCCAAGTTATCAAAAGTTAATTTATAACCTGGTTGATTACGCAGACCCCTCATGTGAAAGAACTCTTGAGGAGATAGCAATATTCACAAAAGCCACAAAAGCCAAACCAACACTTGTTCCCACTGGTATCAAATGCGAAATGCCCGAAGATATGTATCTCGAACTTTCCGTCCGTAGTTCTTGTCCCCTGAAACATTGGCTTATTCTTGCTAATGGCGTCGGCATTATCGATGCTGATTATTATAATAATCCAGATAATGAAGGCCATATTTTCTTCCAAATTATCAATCTTTCCCCCTTTGATATTATTTTGAAAAAGGGTGATACAATTGGTCAGGGTATTTTCAAAAAATACTATTTAACAGAAGATGATGCGGCAACTGCCGAACGGCAAGGTGGCTTTGGCTCTACCGATACCATTCCCGAGTCGGTCATCGATGCTTTCAATGAAACCGGTCATTCTCATATCTTAACCACTGACGAATGGTTTAAGGTTGGTATGAAAATATTCAAAGGGAATCCTTCTCATGAATAATATTCTTGCTTTAGATTAGGCTTCTCGCACAAGTGGTTGGGCTATTTTTCAAGAGGATAAACTAATAGCAAGTGGAACTTTTACTTATGATGACGATGATTTCTCTTTACGACTTGTAAAAATTCGCAAAAAAGTATTTTCTCTTATACACGAATATTGTATAAATAAAATTCTTCTTGAAGATATTTAGCTTCAAGGTCAAACAAATAATGTCTCCACTTATAAAGCCTTGGCTGAAGTGCTTGGAGTGCTTGAAGAATTGGCTCGTGAGTGCGAGATTCCGCACGAAATAGTTCATTCACAAACCTGGAAATCGACTCTTGGAATCAAGGGACGAGACCGAGCTACACAAAAGCGTAATGCGCAAGCCTTTGTATTAGCGACCTATGGCAAAAAAGTTTCATAGGATGAAAGTGACGCAATTTGTATTGGAACTCATTATATAAAAAGTAATAAGTCGGCCTTTTAATAAGGCCGACTTTTTTCAGTTTGTTTGCTGTCTTTTTGATATTATATAGACACAGGAAACAATAATACAGGAAAGGGGAACGAATTCAAATGGGCGATTGGATTGCTGCCAACTGGGGCGGCATTTTATTATCTTTAGTCACTGCCGGCGCATTAACTTTTTGTGGCTGGTGTTGGAAACAATTAAAAACCTATAAGGGTCTGTTGGATAAAAAGAAAGAAGCTGCAATTGATGATGCCATTGACGAGAAAATTGAGCCTGTCAAACAAGATATCCAACAATTGCGTGACTATGTTACTTAGGTTGACGTAGCCGAAAAGCACAAGATGGACCTAATTGTTTCTTCTTATAGATATAGATTAACTCAATTATGTCGTTTGTATTTGGGTCGTGGTTATATTACTACTGGAGAGTATGATTAGCTAAATGAATTTTTCCATTTATACACCGGTTTAGGTGGAAATGGTGAAGCCAAAATTTGGTTTGATAGAGCAATTTAGCTACCAATCGAAAATGACCATGAATAAAAAAAATAGGGAAGCCTTAGCAAAAGGCTTCCCTATTTTCTTTTAATCGTTTGAAGAACAAATTGGTTTTACATACAATTTCTTGTCCATAAGTGGCAATTAAATCTGCGAACAATTCTTCTTGGTCAATACTCATTTCAATATTGTAGCTAAACATAGCTGCATGTGTGAGTTCATGACATAAAACTTTTTTCATCATTGGATAATCCAAATCTTCACACAAATATATTGTTTTCAAGTAATCGTCACAGGCACCGATAGACCAAGTTCCATTACTACGCTGTAATTGTGGATGATTTGGAGAGACCAGAAGGACTCTCCAATTTTCACCATTGATATTTATCATTTTATTTTAGTGGCCAAGGCAGCGATACGGTTGCTCAATAATTGTTTCTCCTCTGGGGAGGCGCCTTCAACCATTTCAACCATATCGGAGGTTAGTTCCTATACATATTTTTCAAGCTCTTGCATCTAAGAGGCTTTATCTTTATGCATCTCCTTGGACTCCATATACATTTTGCGGGTTTGAGGACTGCGACCTTCACGACGGTCACGCATCATTTCTCCGAACGGCATTTCTCGTTCAGAATAGTTACGAGTTCCAGAACCATTTGAAGAAGAGCTGCTGCTGCCACTGGAAGAACCGCTATTTCCGCTTCCGCTTGAGCCCGAGTTTCCTCCATTATAATACATACGTCCTTTCATTTTGTCCATATCTCTATAATATTCCCATTCAGGATAATAAGGATATGGCATTTCTCCACCGTGATACATCATATTGTAATCTTCGTAATTGCGTCTATCATTACCTCCGCGAGAACTATCGCGACCATCTGTATTACCAGAACGTTCTGTGTAGTACATAACTGGATAATACATCATACCGCCATTGCCATTGCCTTTTTCTTCCTTTTCTTCCATGGCTTTAGTAATGGTGCAATAATAAATAGCTTCTGATAAATCTTTTATCATATCGACTGCTTCGCCAAGTTCTTTGGCATCAACAGTATCTAAATGAGTTAGTTGGCCCTAAACGCATCCAACTAACATTTCTTTCATTTGTTTTAATTGTTCCATAGCTATTTACCTCCTTATGCTACGCGCTCTACAATCAAGTTAGCATTTTGAACATCAATAGACTGAGTACTGATATTTCTAACACTTACTTGAGAGCAGCATCCACGAGGAATATCTAAATAAATGGCGCCAAATACGTTAAAGAATTCTTCAACAGCGGCAGGAGTTACAATCATAGTTGTTGAGGCTATTGGTTCTCCATCAATAGCCAGAGCCAGAGAAATAGCTTCTACTGTGCCACCGGCTGGAATTGCGATATTTCCGCCAAAAGACACCTTGAAGCGTGCGCGGCACTGGTCAGTGACCCCTTTTAGGGTCACCAAACCAGAACCGGTACGGTGCATAGTACAAGCTTTTCCTGGAACAACAGTATCGGTAAAGAGAACATTTTGATTCTCTAAAACTGTCTGTAGTTCATTAGCAATAATTTCCATCAAAACTTGCCCTCCTTTAATTAGTTACAACCGCAACCACAGTTGCTGCTATAGTTTACAACAGGGTAGTTATAGCAGCAGTTGGGATTAGGAACTACATAAGCAGGAATGGGGCAATCGCGACCCAAACGACGAATTAATTCGGCGGTCTGAGCATCCTGGTTAGCAGTAATAAATGCGTTCTGAGCAGCTTGAGAAGCAGCAAACTTCAAGCTCTGATTTTCAGCGGTCAAAGTGGCAATCTTATCCTGAGTCAAGAAGTCAAGGATAGAACGAACGCCAGCGTTGTTGCTATCGATAATATCACGAGTACTATCGGCAATAGCGCGCTGAGTAGCATTGGCCTGAGTAGCCATATTGTATCCAATATCGCAGAAGCCCTTAGCCAAGTCGCTACGCAAATCGCAGCAGCAAGCAGCTAATTGAGTACCAAGACCGGTAATACCAGCATTGATAGCAGTAGTATTTTGCATATTAGCAATAGTATCAGCATGAACGGCATCTAAAATACCATAACCAGTAGTAGTAATGGCATTATTTACACCAGCAAAGCCCTGACATAGAGTGCTTTGAACATCGCTGAAACCATTTAGCATACCAGTATTTACAGCATAGAAGCCATCACACAGGCCCTGCTGAATACCACGAACACCATTCTCTAAGCCGTTCATATCAAAGCTATAAGAGATTTCGCTCTGGCCACGACCGCCGCCTTGGCCACCCCAGCCATTACCATTGCCCCATCCGCCAAGAGCGAACAGGAATAATAAAATAATCCACCAACCGTTATCACCAAACATGCCGTCATTGTTGCGGCCAGTTACTGCGGCAATATCAGATAGGCTGTATCCACCATTAGTATTAAACATATAAATTTACCTCCAATTATTTTTTAGTGTCGAGGCCTAACATTTCTACAAAGTGTGGGAATTCTGTATCAAAGTCAATGCCTCTTGATTTGGCTATATTGCGCACAATCTTTTCAATATCAGCGGTTTTTCCATTTTTTGCCAATTCATACAGATTTGCGCCCATAGGGGTAGAAGACATATTATTTTCTAAAATATTCAACATCAACTGTTGTGGGTTTTGTCCATTTTTTATAGCTTGGACCAAAAGCATAGGATTTACATTGTAATTCATTTTATTTCCTCCTTAGAAATTTAGTAAGGGTTTTGCGGCCGGTTGTTCAACTTGAACGGGTTTACTTGGGGCAGCGACCGGCTACACAGTTGCGCGCAACTGATTTATGACAGCTTCAAATTCTTCTCTTGTAATAAATTGATTTGGAGTGAATTCTTGTTCTGCTGGAACTTCTTTCAATTCATACATATTCAGAATTGCAGTGCCATCAACATTGATTTGTTTAGTATAGATTCTTTTATTTGCTAAGTCTGGAAAATAAAAGATAGAGCCGTCAAAATCAATAATACTTGCACGAGCTTCTTCCATAGAAGCTACTGGACGGCCCTTAATTCCCATATACTGCTACTGCGATTGATAAATTGGCCGATTCATCATATAATTAGTATAAATGGGTTGTTGTGTTTGCGCTACAGGCGCATAAGAAGAGTTTGTGTTGTTATACATTTTTTATTTACCTCCGGAAGTTTTTTATTTTTGTCTTTCCCCCTTCATTGTAATATAAAAACTGCGGTAATACGATTTTCCCAATTTGCCAAAAATTTTCCCACTTTTTTCTGGGCAAAAAAATAAAAGCGGTTTCCCATAAAAATCTGGGAAACCGCTATAAAAAAATAAAACCCCTTGTAGATAATTCTACAAGGGGTTTTTCTTATTTTTGAGCTTTAATTTCAGCTTCAATTTTAACTGTTAAATATGCTGTCAAATCACCATAAATATTAGTCAAATAAGCTTTTGCCTCATTGGATAAAGTAGCAATAATTGCATTGTAAGTTTTATCAAATGCAATTTTTTGAGCTTCAATATCAAATTTACCTTCAGCTTTAAGAGCTTTAACATAAGTTTCTGTAGTAGCACTTACACAAGCAGTAATTGTATCAAATAACATTGCTACATACTTATCTGTTTTTTCATTTTCAATTTTTACAAGAGTTTCTTCTTTTTTAGCATTCATCCACTTTATAAAATAAGCAGTAGCTAAACCCAATAAAGGAACTATACAAAGTTCCAAAAATTTATATAATAATTCTAACCAATCCATAAAGACATTCCTTTCATATTATAATAAGCGCTCAGGCGCTTTTATTGCCGTGATATTCATTGTTCCATTGTAGTTTAAAGGTATAGTTAGTTTATTTACAATGAAGTCTCCTTTATCTTTTATATGAATTTTTGTATTTGGCTCAAGATAATAGATTGGAATAGAAGTAATTGATATACTTTCAGAACAATATCCATGATTATATAGTAAATTATCAATTTCTTCTTTTGCATTTTTGCCTTGAGCACTTCTAGAAAACATATTTTCAAAAGGTGCATTGAAATAACGATAACCCGATTTCTTACCTTGCTCTTGCTATCCAAAAATTATTTTTGGAGTTTCTTTATAATAAATAGCTTTTATCTGGTCGTTAGATACTGCCTTTGAACGCAAACCAATTTTAGGTACAGAAAATTGTTCTAATTCACCAGTCAAATCTAAAAAATCAAACCAGAAATTAAGAGTATTAGGCGCATCCCAAATAGCAGTATTCCATCCATATTGATTATAATTATATAGTTCTAACTATTCTCCCTTTGGAGCATATAATTGACGCCAAAAACCTTCTAAATCAATATAATACTATTCATAACCTGTTTTACCTGTTTGATATAAATTATACTCGCTATTGGCTTCAATAATTTTTTGCTCAAAATTATCCAAATGATTATATTTTCGGTAATCTTTAGCCATTTGATAAATTAATTCTCGCCAATCACAAGTAATAATTTCATCATACAATTCAAGAAATAAATTATATTCAGATTCTGTATATTCAATTCTGGGTATACCTATTAATTTTAAAGAAGCTTCATCGATTTCTTCATGACCAACGCCTTCAAATCGTAAAATATTATTTCCATATAACTCATAGGCAACGCCATACATTGTTCCTTCAGAAGCCATATAAGTTTTCCCTTGCTGTGGCTCTAATTGTAGACCATATTTGTTATTATAACCATCTAAATCTTCTTCGCTGACTGTAATTGAACGATATAAAATTGGTTTTTTATCTATGGCATAGCGCATATGAATAGGTATATTAGAGTTGCGTTTGCCCCATACTGTGAAATCATTACGCAAATTATTTAAATTAGGAGTATTATTATATGTGGTAAATAAGCTCAAATCTTCAAAAATATAAGAATACTAATCTTCATCAAATTCATTAATTACATATGAATCTTCTTTTATTGCGCTCCAATTAGTTTCTACAAAAGTTCGCTTTTTCTAAAAAATAAACTATCCTTCTATATTATAAAAATATTCAAAAGTCCCTAAGAAATTTTTAATTTTGTCCAATACAGAGGTAATAGACTCACCAATGTTTGCTATTAATTCGTCAGGATAAACCAATTCTATTTCTTTATATCCGGCTGTCTATCCATATTTAATCTTGGCTATGTGACAATCAAATTCTCCAATTGTTGCAATACTTGGTTTAAGTAGTTCAAAGTTATCAGTCAAACTGTCAAAAATAAATCCAGCTTCTTCTAATTCATCTAGACGTTTTTCTTCTTCATTAAACGTAACTTTCTATTCTCCAATTAGTGAGCCATTAAAATAGTCATATGACCCTTGTTTTCTCCAAATGTACATAGGTGTGTTGTATCTATATTCTTGTAATTCTAAACCCGCGTCATCCAAATCATTAATAATAATATTATAAAAAGGTTCATTTGCATATGTATGAACCATTTCACGAATTATATCTTTAATAGGATATTTAATAGTTTTAAAAATGGGTCTATTAGATTCTTCTTCTCTGCCTACTTCTATATCGTATTGACCAAAATCAACAGAAGAATTTAGTGTTCCACCAATTTCACCATTTAATAAACACATTTTATCTTTACCACTAATATTTATGGTACAGGAAGTTGTGCTACGAGATAAGCTAAAATTGGTAATAACATAAACACCCTAATTAAACCATATAATATTATTATCCTTAAAATTTTTTACTCCAATAGATACAGTAAACTTGGTATACAAAGTCCAGTGATAGTCCGTAATATCTATATTATCAGTTACCATTGATAACTAACATGTGCGGCGGACTGCGCTATTTCCGTCTATGTTAATAGAGCCACCTGTTATACGGCCCTCAACTTGTTCTAGTGGCAATTCATCTAAAGTAAGAGAAGTAATACGCGCATAAATTGTTTTATAGCGCTATGCATCCAATTCGCGCAATGCCTTATAATCATAAGTCATATAATTACCTCTCTTTCATTAGATTATATTTTTTTAAATTAGCAAAATTACACTCATCAATTTCATAGGCGGTTGCATTAAAAGTATAGAGCATACGGCCCACCGTATCATTTGGAGATAAAGATACATTCATTAATCGAATAATAAATACCCCTTCTGTAGGAGAACGGAATACTTTAGGTTCTCCATTGTTTAGCCATTCTAATACTTTGTTTCTAAAGATGCGTTCAGCTTTTATATTTGACATAGATAATGAGGTATTTTTTATAAAAGTATAGTCTTCATCATCAGGTGTAGAGCTACGAGAAGGCTCAGTTTTAAAACCTAAATCTTCATCAGCCATAAATAAATCATTATTATTCATATGATATGAAATCATACCAGAAATAGGAAATTCTTTATATTTTGTATCTCCATTTCTAAAGAAGAATGGAAATTGTCCACCAATTGTATCTACTTTACTTTCCATAACAGTTTCTTTAAAAGAAGAAATTTTAGGATTAAACTTTACACTTAGTTGTTTAGAAGCATCAGATAAAAATATATCTTCATAATCCGTAGCAATTGAAACGTCTTCATATTGTTTATTTTCTAATACATATAACCTATAATCATATTGAATTCCCTATTCAATAATATTATCTATATAAGTGCTATTGGCTGCTAAGGAGGTTATAATTTCTCCATTTCTACTTAAAATACCTTGTCTTAAAACTTTAATAGTATTCTAGCCTAAGTCAATGTCGTTCTATATGGACAAATATTGATTTTCCTCACTTTTGTCAAAACTTTTTAGCAATATTTCTTCAGCAATTTGTACTAATCCATTTATACTCTTAGTTGTATATTTTATTATTACATCTCTATCTAAAAAAGCGTACTGATAATTATATTTATCAATTTTTTCAGAGGCATTATGTAATAGTTCGCCCGAAGATTCAATCAGAAGAGGATTATTAGGAATATTCTCATATATATCAAATTGATAACTATATAATTTTTCATTAGGGTCTGTAGATGGCGCTTGATATATACCCTCTACATAAGTAAATAAATCCTCTGTATTTAACATTAATGTTGGCTCAGCTGTGTATTTAAATACGCCAACTGTGGAGTAATGTCCAATTACTCCTTCTTTATCAATATAAGCAAGTTGTGCTTTATAAAACTAACCAATTGTTAGTAGCTGCATATCTGTCAAACTAAAATTGGCTTCTTTATCTCCTTCTAAAGTGGCAACTTCTAGTCCGGTAGATATAGTTTTGATTAGGAGGCTCATTTTATCATAATCATCCGCACCCACCGTTCTATTATGCGCGTAGGGGATACAAAGTGTATCCCCTATTTGTGCTGGTAGTTTACCATCAATACTGGGAGGTAATAATTTTGTTGCCATAACAGCAAACCTCCTTTTTATCATTCCTCAATCATAAACATGATTGCTGACATTTGTTGATATGTTAATTCGATTCCGTCGAAGTCATCGAGCTTGAACATATGTAAGTTGATATCTTGCTCTAAATTAAATAAATCATTTAGTTCACGATTTACGGCTTCCATATTCTCAGAAGGAATATCGTAACCGTTTTGCGCTTCGTTGATTGTGCCGAATTGCGCACCGATACTTAAACGAGCTTTTTCAATTTCTTCAGCCGCTTGTTGAATCAATTGGATATTTTTTTGTAGATAAAAATTGATTCGAACAGGCATTTTTATATTTTGACTTTCTTGTATAAATAAAGAAAGTTGTTGATTATAATTATAAATTTGAATATTTTTCATTATTTTACATATCCTCCAGAAATCTATGTGGCTTTTAAATAATTCTGATTATCAATTTCTACTTTATATATATTAGAACCTTTGTACATATATATTATAGAAGCAAAATTACCCTAAGGTGTACCATCATATTGTAGATATCCCTATTTTATATTCTAAAAACAATCGGCTTTACTCAAAACATTAAATACATTCTCCCAGCTTCTAAAAGTAGTAATACTACCACTAGAAGGGAGATTTCGTTCAATACCAGTTGGTTTTAATGAAATGTAAGCGGTTCCTTCCCAACCACTTAAACTATTACCATCAATGCTCCAGCCGCCTATATTACCTCCTTGTGTTGCAGTAATTGTACCAGTAATATTAGCACCAGTACAATGCAGCTCCCCTGCACTATTAACCGAAAATTTAGTTCCTATTCTTAAGCGGTAATTCTCATCTGTGTCATAAGCAGTATATAGGCCAATAAAGCCTGAGCTTCCTGGAGTTCCACTAGTTAACTAGTATCCGTAAGTATTAGGAGCTAAAGTCCATCCTCCTATTGCGCCACTTGTGGCAGTAATTATGCCGGAAATATTTGCTCCAGTGGCGTAAAGAATTCCACTATTTGTTACGCCGAATTTAGGACTCCATATAGACCAATCTTGTCTCTATCCACTAGAACCAACTTGATATATGCCTTTCTAAACGCCTGAACCGCTTAAAAACATACCGAGGTCGCCATTGCTCTTGATATAATTCAAACTATTTTTTGAAATAGTCCAGCTTGCGATGCGTCCACCACCAGAGGTATATAAATACCCATCTTTGGTTACTCCAAAATTTTTTCCCATTGTAAGCACCCAACTCTAATTACTACCACTACCGCCAATTTCAGATTCAGTAGTAAAAGGAGTGGCACATAAATAAGCAGAATTATCTTGGCCTATTGTACCATAAGCTATATACTAATGATGTATATTATTTATCCAGGTATCTGTAATACTCCACCCAGCAATATTTCCTTTAGTTGCCATAATAGTGCCAGAAAAAGTTCCTGAGGCGCCAGTAATATTACCCGCAAATGTGGCATTACCAGATGCATCAATTGAAAACTATTTAGAAAATAAAGTTCCATTCTTTAAATCAATTTTTAATCCTGTCGCATTTTCATCATTATCCGCTCTAATGCTACCATCTTTAGGATTAATCCAACCATTAGAAGCAATAATTCCATCAGTGCCATTAAACTATATGCGGCCTGCGCCGCTACCACCAATAAACGCGGTACCATCGTCGCGGAAGCCATATGTTTGCGCACCATCTTTATAGCCATAGAGACCAGTTTTACGATTTTGAGTTTGTCCATCAATATTTCCAATCTCGCCCAAAATAACACCATTAAAGGCATTATTTTCATTCATATAGCCGGACGCAAAGGCATTGGTTAAAATTCTATTATTTTCATTATCAATAATTGTTTCGCCATCCCAATTATTTAATACGTCAGAACCATATTTATATTGCTAAATAATTAGTGGTGAAGTCCATACAATAATTGACTCTCCATCAATAGTAATAGCAGCTTTTAAATACGCCTCTTCTTGTATACCAGTATACATAGAAGGTGCTATTAATCTATAAACCAAATCATCAGAAATTTTTATCTGCGGCATTTGACTGAGTTTACGTTCATAATAACTAGAGGTTGTATCAAAACTATAAATAATTTCCCATATTACATTATCTATCTCCACATTATTATTATCAAATAATTTTAATGGAAAACCATTGCTTGTCATTGCTTTAGTTAAAGAGCTAAAAGAATCATAAATAATTTTAATCGGTACTGAAGCATGATATTGATTTTTAAATGAATAAATTACTGGATATAAAGTTTCTAATTTAATATCACGTTCAGCCCACTTTACATTAGCAGAAGCTCTAATTACATTATAGGCCTCGGGTGTAAAATCATCACCGCTCGCAGAATCTAAGTTAAATTCGGAAATAGTAATTTCATTCCCTTGTAAATCCAAAAGTTTAGCTTCAAAATCTGCTAACTAGGCTTGACCTTCACTAAACCCATATATTCTATCATCCGTGGGTTTAACTACTAAAGTATAATCTGTACCAGAAGTTCCCTAAGAAGAGAATACTATATTTTTAGTGGCGGAAACTGTAAAACCCGATGGTACAGTTATTGTACAAGTAATTATATTATTAAAATATAACTCGTGATAAACCTCACTTAATCGATAAGAAAAAGTTGCTGCCTCTTCAAAAGTAATAGTCTTATCAACTGTTTTAATCTAAGGTTGTGCAACTATCATTGAGGCACCTTCTGGTACTTTCCATTCTATTGTCGTGCCAGTCCAATCATAATTTTCTAAAGAGCCTAGGCGCCATATTGGCTTTACTCTAATTGTTCTTGTTTTATTTGCTTCCCCTGGCATTGCCAAATTATCTTCACCATAAATAGGATAAGCATCTTGAGCGTTTTTATCATTTATAATTGATAAAGTAATATCTTCACCAAACACTAAGTGGGATTTATCGGTTTGATTGGTAAAGGTTAAATAATTAGATTTATATTTTTGACCGTTGCGCCATACAATGGCATAAACTTCGGTCATCGTAATCTCGGGTATGCAGCTTATTCCCTAAGAGATTATTTCTCCTTCGTTTATAAGCTTTGCCGCCCCTGAGCTATCATCAGCATACCACTCAATCCAATAATAAATATTAGAATCGCCTTCTGGAAAATCTTTTATTGTTCTCATAGCATAATCTTTATTAAATTTACCATCGTCAAATCCTAATAATTTATTATCCTATGTCTTATTATACCAAATCAATCTAATAGACCTAGATAAATTATCAGGACTATAATTCATATTGTCATTGGTATAAATTTTTACAGTCTTATCAGCTACCTAAGAAACATCGGTTCCCAGGAAAATATTTATATTAGAAACCCAAATATTAGGAACTCCATTTGGCGTAATAAGCGTAGGTTCCTCTTTACCTTCTTCTTTATATTTAAAATCACCATTTTGATATAAATAAATTGAAATTGTATTTATAATTCCAATAGGAGAAGAAAATTTATGTGCTTGCTGCTGCATCATTGGCGCAATGTAGGCATATGGATTACCGAACATATCGGTCATACTATCTAAAAATAAATCTCCGCCACTGATTTCCTTGTCATCTTCGACTTGCGCGAAGTGTACTCTTAGACCATAGCGTCCGCCGCGCATATTATATGCATCTAATAGACACTAAAAATCTGCTTGAATAGCCAAAGTATCATAAATGGCGGTATCATATGAGCCAGTAAATTTTTCTATAAAAATTTCATTTAAGGGTTCATTATTATCTTTATTAATTCCATTGGCTTCTATACTGGCAGATAAATTTTCATTTGGGTCGGTAATTTGCGCTAAATTAGCAACCTTTTCTAAGGGTCTAACATATATAATTGGGTCATTAATCAAATCTGTAGTATATCGACCTGTAATCTGTTTCTTTTGCGTCAGGTCGCCACTTGGTATATTTACATATACCTAATTATCTTTTGAATAATAAGAATTATCACTATAGGCTTCAAAAACTACTGAACCATCAGTTACCTTATAAAGACCATTGACTCGTTCGGAATCATCAGTAATAGTGCAGATAATTGTTTTATCAAATTTTAGTTCGGATAAACGCTGTGCGATTACTGTGTCCATGGCCTAAAGTAATATCTCATTATAATCTTTCTCCATAAAAAAGCTCTCCTTTCTCTCCATTTTTCTATTTATTTTGAAAAAACCTTAATCCATATTATCTTGTATCGTCCTCAAAAAGAAAAGAGGCAAGATAGTTTACCTATCTTGCCTCTATTATAACATTAATTTTTACGATTTGCAAATTGAGATGCGCGATTGAGAAGAGTGTCAAAGGCTGCTTCAATCTCGGTTCTCTAAGTTGCGTTCGGGAATTCTGCATGAATTGTAACTTCTTGCTATAGGGTTTGTGTTGTATTGTTTGCGGTTGTTGCCGTCGCTAACATTGCCAAAGCGGACTGTTGAGCGGCCGCACGCAAATCTATCAGCGAAGCCACATCACGAACAATATTTATAGCCGCCAAGAAGTTTTCAGTATCATGAGCATTTAGAACTATTTCCTTTTGATGTAGCATTGCTAAACGACCAGAAGAATCCCAAGAACCGGTATAGCCACCAGTGTCGAAAGCAGGAATAAAATATGTATCACTCCAGTATACGGGCTATCCTATCCAGTTCTATTTTAATTTATCATCGGTAAAGTGAATTAGAGTATTTTTATCTTTTGAATTTAATGCCGTTGTCACTTTATCAATTTGTAAAATTTTATTTTTAAAATCAGTAGCCCTATTTTGTATATCTAAAGATGATGCAAATCGTGTTCCGGCCTCAGTATACCTAGAAAGCTATGCGCTATCAGCTATTTCAGGATTTAATTTAACTTTATCCCCAGGTTCAAAAGGTGGGTCGTCATCAATAATAAAATC